CTTTGCTACGTGATGGACATAATACCAACGTGAATCCTTCGAATCGAGACTTATGAACAAGCAACCAACTCAAGACTTGATAGGCGTAGTGGTCGACAACGCTGATCCGCTGAAGTTGCATCGACTTCGTATTCGTGTGAGCGAATGGCACACCGATGTGAGTGACACACAATTGCCTTGGTTCTTGCCGCACGGACTTGACGGTTGGGGTGCAACGGCAGCCGGGGGCAGTTTTGGCCCACCTTTGATAGGCAGCACAATGTGGGTATCCTTGCATCAAGGTGATCCACACAGTCCTATTTATTTGGGTTATGTGCGCAACATTGACAACATCATAGCGGTGGGCGCCGTTAATAGCCCACATCGCGTGGGATTCAACACCGGAAGCAGTGACTATTTTTATCTAGATCGTCAAACAGGTGAAGTGAAATTCGTTCACCGAACAGGAACCACTTTTGTGATTGATGGTGCAACGGGTCGAGTAACTGTGACCTCAGTTGAAAAGACTGTGGTGAACTCCACAGGCAACGTTGAGATAACGTGTCCTACTTTGGTGTTGACAGGCAACTTTGCTGCAACTGGCAGCACCTTTACACACAACGGTGTCAACGTAGGCGACACACATACACACAGCGGTGTTGTTGGTGGACCAGCTAACACGGGAGTTCCTAACTAAGGATATAACATGAGCTATAAACAACGCGTGGATGTAAACAGCTTGTTGGGCATCAACGGATTGGGTGTATTGGTTCGCGGGGCCGATGCAATAAACAACAGCATCTACAATATTTTGAGTTGTTTGTTGGGCACCCGAGCTTATCAACCTTTGTATGGCAGCATGTTGCCTAACTATATATGTTATCAAGTCAATGTGGCAACTGCTCAGAAAATCCGTATTGCTGCAATCCAAGCACTTGAGAACTATGAACCTGACATACTGTTGGACATAAGCCGAACCCGCATAGAGCCTTTGGCCTCAGGAACTGGTTACGATGTGACTATCGCTTATGTTTTACGTGAAGATAACACCACAGGCAATGCTCGCTTTGCTTTTGATAGGGGAAATTAATGAGCTTGACTAAAATACTTATTGACCAAAAAGACTTGGTCACAGACTTGCAATCAAGGTTGGCCACAAAGGACAGTTGGAAAGACTTGCTGACAACCGCAACAGGGCAAGCTTTGATTGAGTTTAGTGCGGCCAACACTGAGGAAGCTGTGTTTGCCAACGAACGCACAATGCAAGAAACCTTCATGGACACGGCTTTGATGCCCACAAACATACGCGAACGTGCGCGTCATTTGGGTGTCCGGCTCAACCGGAAAACACCGGCCCATTGTACAGTGACTTTGAGCCGAACTGCAACGGGCCTTGCCTTGACTTTGCCAGCTTACACTGTGTTTACCTGCAATGGCCTTGACCTGTACAACCGAACTGCCTTGACCTTTGGCAGTGCAGTCACTTCAATGGATGTGACTCTGTACGCTGGAGTCTACAACACCTTGTATGCGCTAGGCACAGGGGCTGACTTCCAAACCTTTTTGAGTTCTGAAAAGGATTTTGCCGTAAGTGAATACGATGTGAAAGTGTTGGTGAATGCCGTTAACATACCTGTTGTAACCGACGGGTTCTGGCGCTATTCAGGAACTGCTGCGGTACGTGATCAAACCACAGCCGACGGTCGCCTTGAACTGTTGTTTGGCAATGCCTATTTCGGAACAAAACTCGCCAGCGGGGCACAGGTTCAAATAAGCTACATTGTGAATAATGGACTTGCCGACAACGATGTGACCTTTGGCGGCAACGATGTACGCATGAGCAACAGCGTTGATGTGTGGGGCATCACAACAACCGGATTGTCAGGCGGCTCCAATGAAAGTGCTGTAGAAACCTATCGCCTTGTGTCCAGCAGCTTGTTTGCAAGTGGTGACCGCGCTGTAAACAAAGCCGAGTACCAATCAACTGCTTTGAATTATCCCGGCGTGATTGATGCACAAACTTTGGGTCAAGCTGAGTTGAGTCCCACACGCTTGAGTTACATGAGCTTGGTGCGAGTTGCTTTGTTGACGGATTCGGTGTGGGACAACGCAATGTGGCTTGCCTTTGTTGAGTGGTACACACAATTGACTATGTACACCACACGCTACTACCAAGAAACGGTGAGGGCAGTCAATTACACAATCACTGCCGAACTGTTCTTTGATGCCAGCGCCGACCTAAATCAGGGCCTAGCTGATGCCAACGCCGCAGCAACCTTGTTTACAACACCCAGAGCAGGCAGCATTGGCAGCAGTGTGTACAAAAGTGAAATTTATGACATGTTGAAATTGAGCAACGTGGATATAAAGTACTTGAAAATGGCTGCACCCACAGTTGATGTTGTCACAAAGCCCAAACCTCCGGTGCCCACTTTCAGTGAAACGGCAGCAGGTAGTTGGGCCGCAAATGCCGTTGTTGAATATCAAGTGTCAGGAACCCGCGTTTATGATCCAGGCACAGGCACTATAACTGGTGAAACTTTGCCTGTTAGTTACACTTACACAGTGGGTGCAACAGCAAGTCGCAACATTGTGTTGACGTGGCCTCAGGTACTGGGTGTTGACGGAATCCGAATCTACAAGAAAGTCGCAGGTGTTTACAAACGGGTAGCTGATTTGGCAGGAACTGCAACAACCTTCACTGACAATGGCACCGCAAACACAACTGAAAATTACCCCAGTGATTTAGATACATCAGGTGTGTGGTACCCTGTTTGCACCGCAATCACACTGACTGGCAGCTTTGCACCGGATCGCGGAACTGGTGCAGTGAGGTAACTATGTTAAAAAATCGAAGCATACGACTGCCTACCTACTTGGCCGAAACCCCTGCTTGGAAGGACTATGCAGATGTTGTGAGTGAAGTTTATGACACTTACATTGACACGCCTTTGGCTCAACACAAAGATGCGTTGAACGTCAATGCTTATCATCCAACAAATGTGGCGTTGAAGCAAGGCAAGGAATTTTTAAGTTTTTCAGATTACACTTACAATTCTGTTAGATGGGTGTCAACAAAGAATCGTATCCGAGCCTCGGCCATGATCGGATACACCTTTGCCGAAGCCAGTTTGTTGGGTGAAGACACAATTGAACTGTTGGTTAATTCGGGGGCACAGTTTTTGCCTTTTCAAGGTAAACCTGAATTCGTTGACTTTTTAAACTACGTGCTGAATGCCACACTTGACGTACAACCTTTGTGGTGCAATGAACTGAGGGCCGGGGCGCAGTTGTCAACTTACACCGAAAGCTTTACCAACGCTGCACACACAAAGAATGCAACTACCGTTACCTCAGGGGTGGCATACGGGCCTTTAGGTGTATTGAAGTATGGCATGACCGTTGACTACATAAAGGAAACGGCAACCACAGCAGCACACTCAACTAGTCGAACATTTACTGGTTTGACTGTAAACAAGGCTTATGTGGCCAGCAGGTTCTTTAAGAAGGCTGATCGTGACTGGGTTTATCTGACGTTGAACAACGGAACTACCTCAGCAACTGTGTGGGTCAACTTGATCAGCGGTGCAGTAGGAACCAACAGCGGCATCAGCAACGTCAAGGTGTTTGGTCAAGGCAACGGGTGGTATCGTATAAGCGGCAGTTACAACACCGCCGCAGCTGGCACAACAATGATTGCTACCTGGGGTTCTGCCTTGAGTGACAACACTTCAAGTTACTTGGGCGTCATAACTTCCGGAACTTATGAGTTCGGTGATCAGTTTGAACTGGGTATCTCAGCAACCGAATACAGTTACATGGCTGCACCGGGGAGCAACGTTGTAACAACCACAACCTACGGCACGTTTGTTGCCGAGGCTAGTGCGGCGGTGGGCATTCCTGTTTATCAATCAGGTAGTTGGTTTCCTACCGAGCATGTTGATGTGAGTATCACTGTTGACCCCAGTCGATCTGTAAACCTCACAAGTTTCAGCAATTTCTTTGCTTTTGTTGCACCCATAAACTTGGTGTTGCGCAACGTTGTGTATTCCAGCAACTTTGTGTTTGACCCCATATATGTAAGTGCGGCATTGCAAATGGAAGTGTTTGATATAATCTCTAACGACTAATAGGCAATCTATGTCAAATTACCAATTTACCATCACGACTGCCGGTATTGCAGCGGCCAACGTTGCAAACTCAACAGGCCCCAAAATCAACATCACAACCTTCAAAGTTGGTAGTGCTGTCAACTACACCCCTGTTGTTGGTGATACGGCTTTGCACGGTTCTGTGTTGTACACAGGCACAATCTTTGACTACCGTATTGATGCCAACAATCAAGTCACTTACTTGATGCGTATGGACGGCACAATAGGCACCTTCAACTTCGGTGAAGTTGGGCTTTACACTGATACAGGCACTTTGTTTGCACTGTGTAGCCTAACCGTGGTTCAGGAAAAGATTGCAGCGGGTGTAGGAACGCCTGGCAACATCATCACGTTTGAAGCTCGTTGCGTGTTGAGTAATGTGGCATCAGCAATTGCCTTTCCCATTACAACCGTTGTCAACAGCAAATTGCCAGAACTTGCTTCCGTTGAAAACTTGCCTGTGGCATCGGATTCGAATCAAAGCAACGGATGGTCAATTCAAGCAGGTGATGAGAATGGCAATGCTTGTATTGCCTTGCGCAACAGTGCTGCTCAAACCTGGGCCTTTTCTACGCACACAGGCAGCAATGTTTCCAGCACGGTAACATCGGCCACAACAACTTCCGTGACTGCTGCGGCAATCAGCACTTTGGTGAGTGCGGATTTTGCTACCCGACGGTTTATCATTGAGTTCACTGATGGAGCCTTGAAAAGCGTTTGCCGATACATAACCTCAAGTTCCAGCGGTGTTGTAAATTTTGCCGCAACTGCAACGGCACCGTTGGCCGGTGTAACGTTTACAATCTGGCGCTCAAACGTCAGCGTACCTGCATCGGTTTCCCTGACCTCAGCAACTCCGGCGGCTGAAATCATCAATGCCACAGCGGTTGTGGGCGTTGCTGTTGATGCGGCAAGGGCTGATCACCGGCACGCTATGCCAGCCCTTGTGACAACCAGCGTAGACGGTTTCATGAGTGCGGCTGACAAAACAAAGTTGGACAGCGTTGCCTCATCTGCGGCTGCCTTGACCTCTGCGACTCCAGCGGCTGAAACAATAAGCGCAACGGCTGTTGTGGGTGTTTCAACAACTGCTGCACGGGCTGATCACGTTCATGCCATGCCTGCACTTGTAACCACAACTGTGAGTGGTTTCATGAGTGCAGCAGACAAGACCAAGCTTGACGGTATATCCGCAGGTGCCGGTAGTGGTGTTACTTTGACCACTGCTTACACACCTTTATCTGATACTTCAACTGGTGTCATAGGCACAGGAACCTTTGCAGCACGTGAAGATCACCGTCACCCAATAGCATCGGCTGCCTCTTTGGGCACTGTGATAGGTACACCCAACGGTATTGCAAAGGGCAACGGTGCTGGGGTGTTTAGCGCTGCACTCACGGCTGATGTGGCTGCCTTGCTTGCGGTCAACGGTTTGTTGAAAAGCAACGGTTCGTCAACCATTACCGCAGCGGTTGCGGCCACCGACTACGTTAGCCCTAGTGTTGCTACAACCTTCACAGCCAAGCAAACGTTTGTAGGCATGTTGGAAACACGCATTGCAATGGCCGCTTATGCTGTAGACTTAGCCTTAGGCAGTTACTTCACAAAAACACCCAGCGGCACCGTGACCTTTACTGCTTCAAATGTACCGGCATCCGGAACAGTGGCCAGTTTTATCCTTGATTTGACCAATGCCGGAGCCGCAACAATAACCTGGATAACAGGCACTAAATGGGCAGCGGGAATTGCACCCACTCTCACGGTGTCAGGTCGTGACATATTGGGCTTTTACACACATGACGGCGGAACTAGCTGGGTTGGCCTATTGCTTTCAAAGGACGCAAAATGACAGTACGTGACATGTTTTTAGGCGCCAACAAAGAAGAATATGTTCCTGGTGGCACAGTGACCGTAGGTGCCTACGGAAATCAAGGAAGCCAGTCAACAATTGCTTACAACGGTAGCTTTTATTTGGTGCAAGGACACAACGGCTATGAGTCCGGAATATGGAAATCAACATCAGGTGTAGATGATTGGACTTATGTTGCAAGTCTATATGTGGCGGGAGGAGACTTATACTATCTCAATAACCAATTCATACTATTTTCTGATAGTGGAACCGCGGCCTACACCTCAACCGACGGTGTTACTTGGACCTCATTATCACCTAATTTATATACTTATGTAGGTACTAATTCCATTGCTGGTCTTATATGGGATGGAACTCAATATTTAGCCTTTGCTAATTCTTTATCGGGTAGTCCTGGGCTGTGGTCCTCGCCTGACCTAATAACTTGGACTCAACTATCTACGGATAATGTACATAGCCTTGCTTCAAACGGTACGGTGTGGGTACGAACATCAGGTAGCAATGATTGTTACTATTCAACAAACCTTTCCACCTGGACAGCTATAGCAACAGGAGGGTACGGGTTCGCGCATGTAACATACACAAATGGCTATTTTGTAATATGCGTAAACAACGGGTGGTACTACAGCAACAACGGCACAACCTGGGCTCTTGTAAGTGCAGGTTGGGACTTAGATATCTGTTTGTACAGCGGCAATACGTGGGTGTTTGCAAGAAATGGCACAGTGAGTTTTGTGCCTGATATAACAAGCAACGCTTCCTTCACCACGGTTGATATTGAAACTTTGAAAAATGTATCAAGTAATTACAGCTTGAGTAATTACCACGTTAATAACATGTGTACGGGGCCTTCAGGAACCTGTCTACTGTCGATTGGTGACATGGACTTCATGAGAATCACAAGCCCCACAACATATGATTTCCATTTAAAGAACGAACCTCCGCACCGAACCTATATAGAATATTCAGGCGTCCAACTTACTTTTTACAACTTTAATGGGGCTAAAGCAGGTTGGGGCAAAAACACTAATTCAGGCGCACTTGGTCAAAAAATCATTTTGTCGAACGACTACATACCTGGTTCAAACATACAGGTAGGTGAGGGAGGGGTCATATATTTGGGATCAACGTTGAAAGCCTCAGGTACAACCAATCACTTGAAAAAGGTTGTTGTAGGCCCAAGTGGAACAACTATAGTTGCTGTAGGTGATGGTGGAGTTGTTGTGCGATCCACAGATACAGGTGCTAATTGGTCACTTGCTGCAACCCTAGGTGGAAACTTGCGTAGCGTTTGTTGGGTTCAATCCTTGTCGTTGTTTATTGCGGTTGGCACAGGCGGCGCAATTTGGACAAGTCCCACAGGCGCAACTTGGACCTCACGCACATCCGGAACTGCAAACAATTTGAGTGCGATAACAAGTTTTACGGATGTTGAAGATGGACTTGTTAAGATTGTTATCGTGGGTGATAGTAACACCTTCATACGCTCAACAAACGGGACAACTTGGTCTTACTTCACAATGAGTCTTGTATTTAGTGGTGAGTCTTTTACTGGCAATTTCAACGGCATTGCTTATGGCCTAGGTGTATTGGTTATAACAGGATATGAAACAGTAAATAATGTTAGGTATTCAAGTTGTTGGCGCTCCCCATTCACAACTTTGGTACCAGGTGAGCAAAATGTCTGGACTTACACTTGGCCAGGAGGCTACACATTTTATGGTATACGATTTGACGCAGCCGCGCAAGCTTTTGTACTACCAACTCCATTTAATAGTTACTCAACGTTGTCTTATTAAGGAAAAATTATGAACAGAGTTTTATGTGATGTTACAGATACCCAGGTACTCAAGTATCCGTATCCACAATACATGCTGGTTGCAGACAATTTAAACACAAGCTTTCAAACCCCTTTGACACCTGAGGTGCTTGCAAGTTTCCATGTGTTTGATGTAGTTGAAGTTCCCAAGCCTCAGGTGGTTACCTCGGCTCAATATGTAATTGAAGCAACACCTGTTCGCATAGGAAGCACTTGGACTCAAAGCTGGACAGTATTGGACTATGCTACCGAAGTGATTGATCAAAAGCTTGCTTTGATTAGGTCTGACATTTGGATCGCAATCAAATCCATACGAACATCCCGTATCCTTGACGGTGGTGTGCTTGTTGCAGGCACTGATTGGTATCACACTGACATTGTGAGCCGCAGTCAGTACCAACAATTGTTGACCAAGGCCCGTGACTTAACTGCATCAGGATCACCTGACACAACCACATTGACAACTGCGCAAGGCCCTGTGTATTGGAAACTGATGGACAACCGCTTTATGCCTATGACAATTGCACGTATCAGATTGGTTGTTGCTGCAATTGAAGATCAAGAAGCTTTTACGTTCGCATATGGCGAAGCCCTACGTGCTTCTGTTTATGCATCCAACGATCCTGAAAGCATCAACATCAACACAGGCTGGCCTGTGATATTCGGAGAATGATATGGACACCTTGATAGTATCAATGTACAAGGGACGCAAACGGGTATCAAATCGCTTGATTAGCTGGTGGGATAGAGGGCCTTATAGCCACTGTGAAATTACCTTTTCAGATGGCCTATCCGGATCAGCCTCTTTTCTTGACGGTGGTGTAAGACTCAAATACATCAATTTTGACCCTGAACATTGGGATCGTTTTGTTATCAAGGCAGATAGTGCGTATGCCAGACAATGGTTTTACAACAATGAAGATTGCGCTTATGACGTTTGGGGTGATGCAAGATTTATAGTCAGTCGCATTGCCGAAGATCAATCCTCTTACTTTTGCTCAGAAGCTTTTATGGCCGCTTTGAAGTTCAATGATAGTTGGCGCTTCACACCCAACACGGCTTTTGCCGCAATAGAGCCGCTTATAATCAACAGGTTATGACTGCGCCATTAACCTTAACGGAGTTTAATGCGATGCAAGCTTGGAGTTTGCATCAATTGAGTTTGGCCTTGGAACAGTCAGGGTCAGATACTTCTAAAGCTGGGTGCATACGTAACTTGGCTTTGTCAACCCTATTGATGGGCAAGAGTGCGGCTTTGTACACCCACTATCACCAACAATTGTCATCTAAAATAAACCCTGTAAAGTAAATGACTTATAGGAGTATCAAATGCGTCATCAACATTCACAGCAAACAGCCAAAACTCTCATACAAAGAACCCTGCAACAGTGGGTCACCTACACAAAACAACCTCCGGGTTGGTTGATGGTACCTGCCTCACAAACAACTGTGTCAGCGGGTTTGAATGAGTTGAATACTTTGCACTTGTGGCTGATCAAGAATGTCAAAGGCAATGCAGATCGAAATCAATTGATTTCCATCATTGAGCGCTTACAAAACATGCTCGGTAGTTGGCGTGAGGGCTTTGAAGCCCGTAACGTAACGGAATTCACTGCCCGTGTGTTCCAAACTGCTTTGCGTAATGTGTTGAACACCGCAATCAGCTTTGTATCTGCTTTGGAAGAAAGTGAAGCTGATTTAACGGATACCCAAGTTGTAAATTCAACTAAAACCCTGTTGAGTGGACCACATCAGCAAGTGAAGCGCAGAGCCGAACAAGTTGATATTGAAAGCTACGATTGGCAAGCATATAGGCAGCAATTGCCTATGGCCGGTTCTCGAACCAGCGCCAATCGAGTCAATTTACGCATGACTGTGTTGCCAGTGCTAAAAGGCATTGTGACGGCACAGCGTCTAGTTGATATAGGGCTGATAGCCCGTCAACTTGGTGATTATGTGCTGTTAGATAAGCAGATGATGCTGGCTCTGCGCACAAGTTGGTGGCTCAAAGAAACACCTGATCATCACACAAAATACATCAATGAAGTTTTAAGTAAATTACGTACAAAATTCAAGCAAGAGTTTGTGGTACTAAGTGACAAAAGCATTACTGACAGCGAGTGTGGCTACACTTTCTATTGGATTGCACCTGCAACGTTGCTGACAACTTTGCGCCGGGATATTAAAACCCAGGTTCAAGACTGGAGTTTTGCATGATCTTTTGACAATTGATCCCCATATGATCACAGACAACTTAGATCCACCTTTGCTGTCCACACACGTGCTAGACTATTGTTGGGTGTGTGATATACGCAATGTTCCATTCGATGAACACCATGTTGTACCTCGTGCTTATGGTGGTGAAGCAGGGCCTCAAATAACCCTTTGTGGCAGTCATCACCAGCTTATTCACACTATGGGTTTGTGTCAATTAAAACAGTTGACAGCACATTCTGATGAGAGTAAAATAGATGAGGCTGCTGAAAAGTCTTTTCAATCCTTAAATGATCAAGGTAAACAACGGGCAACGTATCTGGCTTTGGTTATCTCCAAAGCTGGGCTTGCTGTAGTTTCGGACAGTAATAAAACCATTAAATATTCCGGTGAATTAACTGCCGAACAAAATCGTAAAATCAACGCTATCAAGTTGTCGTTGGGTGTGCGAAGCAAGCATAGTGCCATTGTGATGTGTGTAAACCACATGTACAAAGCCTTGTTCAAAGACAGATAGTGGCGTAACAATATCAATAACCCCGCCTGGAGAATAAACGTGCTGAAACCTTCTGTAGACAATACCGCTGCCAGCTTTAATATGCGATGTGGTGATTGTCTGTATTTCAACCAAGGCCCTAAACTATATGCTTCTATATGCAGCGAATTGGGGGTACAAGACTTTGCGCCAGCACCCTCGTGCTTTGTTCCCAACACCCTGAGCTTAATCGAGTCGTGTGGGCATGAAGTTATCTCGGTTTTAAACACACTTGTGACCACCTTAGAGCCTCACACAATCCGATTACTGAGTTACCAACTGAGTGCAGCGGCAGAAGTTGCAAAGTCAGGATTTACTTGGGGTCAGAAAGTATATTTTTCCCTTGGTGGTGATTACTTGAGTCATTACTTTTCAGGGGTTGTTATAGGTCAACATGAACACGGACGCTTTGTTGTGGTCAGTAGTCGATTGAGGCGCAGCAAGAACAACATCCAATGCACTTTGTTTTCCGAAAGTTGTATGACTGCGGAAGCGTGGGCAAAACATGCACAGCAATTGGTGTTTCAAAATCGTATTGACGTTGAAACAATCGACAAACGTTGGCCAAAGTACAAGCGACAACTTGCCGAATTGTTGACTTGGAGCGGCAAGGTTGAAAGTGATTACAACCTTATACTGGAGAATATCGGTCGTGAACTATATGAACCTCCATCAATTGATGTTGCTCCTGAGGAAGTACGAGAAAATCAGCGTAAACAAGCTGTTGACTCTCAAAAGACATTGCCCAAGAAACCCGGAGGCAAGAACAAATTCCTGACCAATGAAGATGGAACACAAACCTACATTATGAGCAACCTACGGGCTACAGATGGTGTAGATGAATCCGAGTATGCTGATCAAACTGAAACCTCTGATGTGGAGTAATCATGTTTCTAAAAGACTTATATTCAAGACTCTGGGGCCCTAAGTTTCTAACCAACACAACTATTAAAACACGAATAAGCTTATACACTGATACAATAGCCTTTTGTTTTCGTGACATTGGTGCCAACGACTTCACAGCACGTTTGGTAAAACTAAACTCCGAACTTTCATCGCATCATACCAATAGTGAGTTGCGTCATTGGGTACGCGACAACATCCTGTACAATGGCTACATGATGCGTAACATAAAGTTTTACTTGTTTGCGTTGGCCACTCGACCTGACCGAACTGTAGATGAATGCGCTCAAAGATTCGGTGTACTGCACATGGACAAGTGCGTCAATAAAATGTTGACCCCACAATTACGTAACACCTTGATTGAGGCACGGGACAAAGCAATTGGTATAAATCTATATTCCCTTGATGCCTACAACAAACTGTTGGAATCTGTGTGGACAGACAGCACGGCTTGGGTTGCTCGTATGTGTTGGCGCAAGCTCAGATTCATTGCAAATTCAACGGGTGTTGACGTAACTGATTTACAAACAGAAGTAATGACCGAAGCTTTACGGGCAGTCAATCACATGTGGCCTCACATACCTTGTGAATTGTATGCCCACAATTTGTTCAAACGCACCGCACATAACGTGGCCATGAATTTGATTGAGCGTAGCACCAGCAAGAAACATGCACGGTTGGTACAAACAGGTGAGGGTTGGACACAACTCAACGTTGATTATGAAGGTCTTGTGAACAACCCCATAGATGATGCGGCCCTTTGTGTGGACACACGAACTGTCGTAGACTTGAAGTTGGACGTTGACTTGTTGATAACCAAGCTGCCTAGAAAGAAGCGATTGTTTGTTCAAAGCTTGGTTGGCACTCAGCTTGATTTATGTAAATGGCTTTTTGATAAGAACTTGATTACCGAGAATCAAGACAATGAAGACTACTTGAAAGAACATGGGCTCACAAAGTATCTTAAAGCAGTTTCAGCGTGGCTTGAAATAAAACATCAACAGGCGCGAGATTTTCTCAATTACATTAGAAGTTACTTCGGAGTTTACTGTGTATCACCAATCGTTTGATTTAGATTCCGGTTCTTCTGTATCTGGACTTGTAATGGGTTCGTTAGAAGCAAAGAAGGTAGTTAAAGACAAACAAAAAGTGTCTTCCAGCAACCGACCTTTTGAATTCTTAGATGACCTAAACAGCATAAGTGACTGGACTCTGAGAGACTCATCAACTCGTCCAGGTGCTTATGATGCATATATGTTGCCATCTTTGATCAATGGAGTTTTGTGTGACAGCAGATTCAAACAAAGAAAAGATAATGAACAATCTAATTAAAGTTATCTTGGGCGTTGTTGTGATCATTGCTCTTGGAGTTGTTTACTATCTAAATGTTTATTTAGCTAGTCCATTCTTTTAACATATTGATATACAACATGGATACTAAAGCTCTAGGTGTACAACAATCACAAGTTGCACATTATGGAATCATTGATCCTGACTATGCACGGGTATTTACTCAAGCCCGATGCATTGCCTGGCAATATGGTTACACCTGCGTGATGCACGGATCATTCACCCGTGACCTGGATCTGTTGCTTGTGCCGTGGGCTAAAGAAGCCAGTGGCAATGATGAGCAAATATTGAAGTTGATAGCGCAAGCATGTGACCTACGTTTCAGTGATGGACTTGAAGACTTCTTCAAATCAAAGGTTGATTGGACGGACAAACCGCATGGACGAAAGTCCTGTAGCCTGTATTTCCCTGAGTCTACTGATCGTCGCTGGATTGATTTTTCTGTGATGCCTTGTGTACCTCTGCAAACCGAAGCCAAAGAGATTACTAAATGACACCTGTAAAACAAGAATTTATACATGACCCAGCAAACGGCGTTTATGGCGATTGTCAAAGGGCTGTGATTGCCTCTTTGCTTGACTTGCCTATCCAGGAAGTCCCTCACTTTCTAGGAGAGTCAAAGAATGACGCAGTTGGTTACTGGACACTTCTGCAAAAGTTTCTACGTGACAAAGGCTATGCCTGGCTTGTAGTTCCTGCAAAGTCAGGTGCTGCATTTTTTGGTGCGGAGGAAGAGTCAATTTATCATGAAATCTCAGGCCCTTCACCTCGTGGCTCTTGCCTCACTCATGCCGTTGTAGGTTGTGACGGCAAAATCGTTTTCGATCCTCACCCATCAAATGCCGGTCTTGTCGGAGACCCATCTGAATGGGAATACGCATACTTGGTAAAAACATGTGAGGACACAGCATCACAAGTGGTTGCAACTTGTGACGTTGAGGGTAAATCCGAAGCACTTGCAATTGCCATTTATGAGGCAGTAAATAGCGATGCTTCCGAACGTACACCTTGGACCTATCTGCCTCCTAGTGAATGGAGCAAATGGCGTCATGCTGCAAATCTACTCAAGTATAAGTAGGCACAAACGAAAAAGCCCCCTTGGGTTAACCTTCTCAACTAAGAGTTAGGTTAACCCAAGGGGGCTTTTTTACGTCTGAACTTTATTGTTTACTCATCCGAGTCAGCCAGCACAGGCTCTTCAACACCGCTTTCCAGTCGGTTACGAATGCTTTGAATCCAACGCACAAACATAGGATAACCCTTGGTGTTTTTGCTGATGTGCTTGTACTCAAACAACTGCAAATCACCTAGGCCACGCAAACGATTCAATGCATCAACTTCCGTGATTTCACTGTCGCTCAATTGAGCCAACACAACTGTGATTGCTGGATTGACTTCAGGTTCAACAGCTTCACCGTCTGTAGGTGTTGCCATTGCACTCATGTTGCCGCCATTAGACTCAACGTGAATACCTGAGGCCAAGGCAACTTGCGCAAAGTCACTATTGGCTGATTCTGAGCGCAAGCGCTGCAATTCAGCTTGCACACCATCACCTTGAAGCATGACGTTGGCATGATCGTCGGTGATCAAACGGATGCAGCCCATGCTGACTGCCCTGCGGAAATTGCCGGAGTTCAGCAATTGTTTCTTGGTCACTTGTGCTGTCAACTGAATGGGCACAAAGGTCACAGGCACATACACAGCATCAGCACCATCACCGCTTAACTTGCCCACCGAGAATGTGATCTGAGCGCGTTCGGCTGCCGTTGTGCTGTTCAAACACCACACTTCACCGTATTCCCCGCTTTGCTCAAGCTGGCTCAGTGTCGTGAATTTTTCTTTGATTTGAGACATAATAAATCCTTAATACTTTAGTAATTCCATTTTAGTTCACATACCTTATAGGTTAACCTACTTGCGCACAACCTCTTGTGCGGCTCGTATACGCATCATGAAACTGGCATCTATTTCAGATACTTCCTCCCAAGAGCGTTTGCAATCAATAGTTGCTGCGAAAGCTTTCCAGTTACGCTTGTTACACATGGCTGCTAAAACTTCATCATTGCAACTGATACGTTTTGAAATTAGGTCTAACAAACGTCTTTTTATAGCTCTTTTTATTAACATCATTTGAGTGTCTGTGGCAACCTGTTGCAAACGGTGACTCTTGATCCACTCGCAGTAGTTGTGCAAGATCAGTGCATTCTCAATGCGTTGTTGGGCACTCAAACACGAGTCTAATACAACACCGGGCTTTACCCCGTTGGCTAAAGCTTTTTGCGTCAGCACTTCCTGTTCTGTGAAACCAGTTACAACAGGGTGTGTGCAACCGCCGCAATTCCACATACACTCAACTTCACATCGGCCAGCTATTTCCTTTTGATCGTATTTTTGCGTGACAGGACATGGGAAGCTTGATCCTGTTTGAGCTTCTTTGCTGCCAGATTTGCTATTCTTTTGTGTGTTTCCAAACATGAGCTTTTTTCGTGTATTTGTTTGACAATTGGTTTGAATGCAAATGCATATTCCGGGACAAGTCCCAATTTTATTTGCGCTCCGTAACAAGCTTGTAGAACCCCATCTAGTTCATGGGATTCACCGTAGTATCGTGTTCTGTCTCGATATAAAGCTTTTAAGTCTATGCCGCGGCGTTTTACCCTGTTTTTCCACTGACTTGCTGGTATCACTGTCATCATGCCCAAGTGATCTAGTGTGAACACTTGAAGGGCACCAATCATGTAGGCAATCAATTCAATTGAAGTACCTGCTGCACTAGCCCCCCTATTTTGGAAGCGTTCTTGAACAATGTGGGTACATGCATATTGTCCGTATAAACTCCAAACTTCACCTAGAAAATCCGGAAGACTTTCATCCAGCGTCAAGAAACTGTTTATAGGGAAATCTAGCTTGCCACAACCTAGCACTTTTATATCCAACTTTCCTTTGATCAGGGTTGCTTCTACAGCGCCCCAACCCATATGTTTAATGCCTGGATCGAGTCCTAGAACACGTATTTTATCCAAATTTTCAGTTTTCAAATCATAAGCCTCAGTAGTTCATCGCTAATTTCATTACTCAAATTACAAGCTTTTTAGCCTGTAGAAAGGAATATATGAACATGGCTTTTAAACCTGTAGTTAGGAAACTGCCAGCCAATTCACGTGCTGTACAAGTGGCCAAACACACTTTGCAACAAGTGAGTTTTATGGCTCGACAAAGGGTTTTGAATGCCCTTGAAGTTGATGGTTATCAAGGACTGTATTACAGCCGTATGCAAGCTGGTCGTGTTTGCAGTTGCAGTCACACAATTCAGCCAAATCGCGTTGCGGCCTTGCCTATATTAAACGATCAAGGGGCTGCAAGCACAAGCCACTTACATTCTTTGTTGACAAGTGGTGCTTTTGAAATACGCAATTATGCACATGATCAAGATCACTTGGGCAACACGGTTAAAACACCCGTGCCTTTTGCTGAAGAGGTTTTTGTACACGAAGTCAATGCGGATGGCAATGTTTCTGAGCCTACAACTATAGATGCAGATGAAACTTCAATGGGTTCTTTGAACAGCTTTTGTGCCTGTTGTTACAACACAGGGTGGGTAGGAGGATACAACCTTGTGGGCGGATACCGTGTTGTTTTAGATGTTCTACATCCCAAGATAACCCTCAGCAATTGTTTGATTGACATAGCCCAACACCCGTTGTCAACAGAAACTTGGGGTCAACAGGCTCCTGAATTGACTTTTACCCTGACCTTGCCATTTTATGTAAAAGGCAAAGTTCATCGTTTGCAAGGCTGGCGCAACAATGATTCGGTAGACACACAGTGGTTTCACGTTGTTAGCAATGTGAGAACACCCCTTACTTTACAGAATGTTGCAGCTTTGTTTGATGGCAAACCTCATACTTTTGTGGTCACCGGATTCACCAGATTAACTCACATTGAAATTCAAGCTGCTGCCAACACCTCTTTTAAATTCGGATTGCCAAGGTTATCAACAACTGCTGATTTAGATAGGTTGGACACAACGCAACCTACGCAACTTGTGATAGGCCCCAACATTCCTCAAGTGTCAACGTGGGACGTTGTTGCGGATACTGTCAACAACAAGTTGTGGCGTATATCACAAGCAAGTGGCCTAAAGGACAGCACAGGAATACTTTACGGCTGGGAAACAGATGCTCGTATTGTACAGACATACGAGAATTTGATCAGCCTATTTAATTCAAGATTGGAAAAGTTAGCCAACGTACCTTACGAGCCTTCACCTCAGGTTGTTCCTGTGTTGGTGCCTCCTGAGATAGTTACACCTATGTTGGATGATCCATCTTTTGATGTAACCGATTTTGTTGCTCGTTTTAACGCAACACGAACAGGATAATTATGTCAATACTTCAAAATCAAATACTTGAGATGGATACCAAGTTCGGTTTGTTTGCTGAACGTATTGCAACAGAATTCAACTACGTTGATGGTGAAATTGGGCCTTTGAGTTCGTTGACAACAACGAACAAATCAAGCATAGTGGAAGCGTTAAATGAAGTACAAACAACAGCATCTGACGCTGTATCTGGTATAGATGGTGGTAACTTTTAAGGAAATATAATGAGTGTAATTCGTATTAAACGTCGCGCCGCTGGTGGTGCTGTAGGCGCGCCTGCTAGTTTAGAAAATGCTGAACTTGCCTTCAATGAACAAGACAGTACACTATACTACGGTGTGGGTACTGGAGGTGTAGGAGGATCAGCTACTTCGATCATAACAATCGGTGGACCTGGTGCTTTTGCCCGTTTGAATGGTTCAACTTTCACCGGCAAGGTAATTCATTCCGCAGGCACTACCAGTATTGCTGGTGGACTGATGCTGACTTCAGGCCCTCTTAAAACGAGTCCTGTGGTAGGGGATTCAGGCTCTGTTGAATACGATGGAACCTTGACGTATGTTATAAATAGCGCAGGTGTTCGTAAAACACTAGCCTACACAGATAACATTCCAGCAAATGCAACCAACATTTCTGGTGGTAGTGCAGGTACTTTGTTGTATCAAACAGCAGTCAACACCACAGCTTTTGTTGCTGCTGGATTGAATACGCAAGTGTTGATTGGCGGGGTAACACCTAGCTGGACAAATATAAGCGGCTTGAGCGTTGCTACCGCAGTTAATTCTACACAGCTAGGTGGATCAGCCGCTGCAAATTATGCACTGTTGGCTTCTCCAACATTCACAGGAACTGTAACTGTTCCAACCGCATCCTTTGGTGACAATTCTACAGCCGCTGCATCTACTGCATTTGTCCAAACTGCTGTAACAAATGCAGTGCAAGGTCTTGATCCCAAAGCAAGTGTGAAAGCTGCATCAACAGCAAATATAGCAACTTTAAGTGGCCCTCAAACAATTGACGGTGTTGCTTTGGTTGCAGGTGATCGTGTGCTTGTTAAGAACCAATCGACCCCTGCAACCAACGGTATTTACGTAGTTGCCGCAGGTGCTTGGACACGATCCTTAGACATGGACAATTGGGCTGAAGTTCCCGGTGCCTATGTGTTTGTAGAAGAGGGTACAACCAACAAAGATAGTGGTTTTGTTTGCTCCTCAGACGTAACCGGCACTCTTAATACTACAGCTATCACTTGGATAACCTTTGCGGGCGCAGGTTCCGTGGCCGCCGGAAATGGTATCAGCGTAACGGGTACAACGGTTAGTGCCGTAGGTACAGCCAATAGAATTTCAATAAGCACCGGAATTGACATTGCATCAACTTATGTTGGTCAAACCTCAATCACGACGCTGGGCACTATTGCAACAGGTACTTGGAATGCAACAACAATAGGAGTAACCAAAGGCGGAACAGGTTTATCCGCAGCCATAACCGGCTTGTTGTTAGGCAATGGCACAAGCTATGCAGCCGCAGTTGCAGGAACAGATTTCTTGGCACCATCAAGCACAATTGACGGCGGCACATTCTAAACATTTAAGGCTCCATCTATATGGCAACCCTAATCACAAAGAAGTCAGGTGTTGCGGCAAAAGTTCCGTTACCGGGTGACTTACAACAAGGTGAGTTGGCAGTCAATACTGCTGACGCCATCATTTACACAAAGCATAGTGACAATTCAGTAAAGAAGATTGGCCCTAATCCAACAGTTGGTGCCAACACAGGCTTGTCTGTAGACAGCAACAATCTGCTCACAACAACTTACAACACAGCCATGAGTGATGGTGTTATGAGTACAGTTGTGGGCGGAGCCGTTGCTACAGATGCCGCAGTTTGGAAAACGAAGAGCATAGTGCAAGCCTTAGACACTATATTGTTTCCCGATGTGCTGCCCACTTACACTGTACCCACAGTTAGTTTGAGTGCAACACAAAGCGGAATCAAGGAAATTGGTTCAGTTGTGAGTCAAGTAATGACTGCAACTGGAACAGAAAATGACGCTGGAGTGTTCTCAAGTATTACGGTGAAGCGAGGTGCTTCTACTTTGGCGTCAACCGCAACACCTACAGGAACATTGACCACAGCAATTGCTGACCAGTTCGGTTATGTTGATCCTAACAATCCCAACTATTACTATACACAAGCCTATACGGATAATTTCACCGTTGTTTCTGGTGCAACAAGTTGGACAGGTGAAGGTGCATATGCAGCAGGCTTGGCAAAGCAAAACAACAAAGGCGTGTTTGATGTAAGGGCTTCGGCAGTTCGCAGTGTGAATGCTCCACAAGCTGCATCAACGCTGTCTTCATCCGCCACTACAGTAACAGGTATTTATCCTTGGTTCTGGGGCAAGAGCAGCACTCAACCCACAGCCGCCTCTATTGCTGCGACCATTGCAGCAGGTACAGCAAACAAAGTGCTTGCGGTGTCTACAGGCACCATCAGTGCTACGTTCGCGGCCTCATCTGAATATGTCTGGGTTGCACACACAGCAGCAGACACAAGCAAGACCGTTTGGTATAATACATCAGTGAACACTGGCAGTATCGGAGCCGGACAGTTTATTCTGTCACCAGTAACGCAGGCTGTTAATTCACCTGATGCCTACTGGTCGGCAGTATCCTATAAAATATACATCAGTTCCGGTGCCACCGACACAAGTGGTGCAATTGAATTCCGCAACGCCTAAGGACTGACATGGCCATTCTTCTTAATGACAACTTAGATATTGCGGCAGTTAAACCCACAGACAACAGATATGGCCCTCATACCACTCTTGTAGCAGCCAAAGCAGCTATCTCGCCAACACGCCGTTACGTGGGCCTTACTGTAGGCATTGTTACAGGCGGCATAGTAGATGAGTATTGGTTCAAGTCCGGTATTCTAGATGATGATTTGGTGGTCAAGGTAATTGTCTCGACAGCAGGTGCGACGGTCAATACTCCAGCTGGCAACATTGCTGCAACTGATGTACAGTCGGCCCTCAATGAACTAGATACTGAAAAGGTTGCCAAAGCTGGCGACACGATGACTGGCGCATTGAATCTACCTAGCAACGGTTTGGTTGTAGGTACTTCTCAGCTGGTTGTTTCAGGAGGCAACGTAGGTATTGGAACTACCTTGGCACCTGCCTACAAGCTTGAGGTCAACGGAAGCTTCGCGGCAACAACAAAGAGCTTTGTGATTGACCACCCTACCAATCCTGATATGAAGCTGCGCTATGGCAGTCTAGAAGGCCCTGAAAACGGGGTTTATGTACGGGGTCGTTGTCGCGGTAATTTTATTGAGTTACCGGATTACTGGACAAAGCTTGTTGATCCACTTAGTATCACCGTGAGTTTGACAGCAATTGGCAAGTATCAAAGTCTTTGTGTGTTGAACATTGAACACAACGTGGTCACAATTGCAAATGAAAATGTGTTGGATCAACATGTTGATTGTTTCTACGTGGTGTACGGTGAACGTGCTGACGTTGCCAAGCTTGTTGTGGAGATCGACAAATGAGCTTGAGTCACTCCCCTAAAATTGTCACAGATGGTTTAGTCTTATATCTAGATGCGGCCAACATCAAGAGTTATCCGGGTTCAGGCACACAGTGGAAAGACTTATCCGGACTAGGGAATCACGCTACTCTTGTGAATGGCCCTACATATAGTTCCTTGAATAAAGGTAATTTTATATTTGATGGTACTAATGACTACACCTCTTTCAACACACCTGTATCTAATTTAGGACCATATTCTATTATACAGTGGCTCTGTCCTATGATCCCACTTGTTGCAAGTGGTTATGGCACAAATAAGCCAAACGGGGCTAATAGAAAAACTACTATAGTTGGGCCAGGGCCTGTATGGAATCCGGGTATTTGGGTTAATTCTGATTATTTACGAGTACATGCTAAGACTCAATACATAGACGTTAGAATCAACTGGACAACAACAGTTTGGGCTATGCTAGGGATGACATTTAATGGTATAAATTGTCAAGCCTTTTTTAATGGAATACTGTTGCCTGCTGCGTACACTACTTCGTATGCCCCACCTAGTTTAACACAACTGTATATAGGCGCGGAATCGTCAGGGGGTTCTTCTGTTAATTGGAATGGAAAAATTGGAATAACTCAGTTATATAACAGAGTGCTTTCTCAATTGGAAATCACACAGAATTTCAACGCTTTACGTGGGAGGTACGGCATATGACAATAGGTTACAACCCACGCATAGTAACAGATGGACTTGTGCTGTGCCTGGATGCCGCGAATGCCAAGAGCTATCCCGGATCAGGCACACAGTGGAAGGATTTATCAGGACTGGGAAATCACGCTACTCTAGTGAATGGCCCTACATACAGTGCAACTAACAAAGGAATTTTTTCTTTCAATGGAACTAATAATAGCGCGTATGTTTCCGTATCTCCTGATGTATTAGATAACAATCCTTGGACCATTTCAATAGTCTGTAACATATCAAGTGCTGAGTCTGGAGTAGGTAGACAAGGTTGGCTTGTTTGGAAGGGTGTGAACATACAAAGCAGTAACAAACTATTTTCAATGAGTGTAACGGGCGGGAAATTAGAAATTGCTCATTGGTCTAATGATACAATATTTCAAAATGCCGATATAAAATTCGATCAGTGGGGAATCTATAGTTGTACCTTTGATGGTAGTCTAGAAAATGTTTATATTGACAATGCTCTAAAAGGTTCTAAGACAACATCCTTAGCTATAATACCTGGAGATTTCAATATAGGATCCAGAGCCGGGTCTAGTGAGTTTTTAAATAGCGGAATTAGTAATTTTGTAATTTACAATCGAGCTTTGACCCAAGCTGAAATCACACAGAATTTTAACGCTTTAAGAGGTAGATATGGAATCTAACAATGAAAGGAGTCCTAGATGGCAGATACATCAGGATTTTACCGGGTAGTAAATGACCGCCTACAATGCTCAAAGAATTCTGTAGTGGAACCACCTGATGTAAATCTTCAACGTGCAGATCATGCAACATATGTATATCCTTCAAACGGATGGTACTGGTGTGATGACGTTGAGCAAGCAAAGCAAATGCTTGTTGGCAACCTCAACCCGCGTCACATAACACGGTTGGCCTTCATGAACAGATTTACTGACGCGGAAGCTGTTACGATTGACCTAGCTTCTCAAGGTGCAACACCACAAGCTGCGGCAATGCGCAGGTATCAGTCCAAGGTTGATAACGCCACTTACATTGACTTAGACCTTGCTGAAACACGAGGAGGTGTACTTCAGTTGGAAGCCGAAGGTGTGTTGGCCGCAGGTAGGGCACTAATAATTTTAGATGCAGTGACAACACCTGTTGAATGGTTCAGGAGATAGAATGGCAAACACAGATAAAAACATCGTTATAACACCCAATGTAGGACAAACCGCTGAGCCACGAATATTTTTCAGCGGTGCTGACGCCTCAACAACGGCACAGACCATAACATTGCGAGTGTTGCCTGATAACGGTGGAACTTTGAGTTTTGAAGGCAGTTCTGGTCAGTTGTTTAGCATAACAAACATACTCACTGGCACATTGTTTTCAGTCAATGATATATCCGGTATACCAAGCCTTGAAGTGCTAGACACCGGACAAGTCAAGTTGGCTCAGTATGCCGGTAGTGTTCTGGTAGGCACAGGCACAGACAATGCCACAGATAAACTGCAAGTTGCTGGCACAGTTACTCACACAGGTCTTAACCCGAGTTCCGGTACAAATCTAGATCAGATTTTGACTTGGACCAAAAGTTTGACTATCACAACAGAATGGCAAGATACCGGAATCAAAGCAACTGATTTGACAACCGGATCATATTTTGTTCAACTGTATGCCAATGATATAGGTTCAGGTGGCAGCAACAGCAATGAGTATTACACAGGTGTGCTTAGTTGGTATGCTGGGGATACAGATTCCGCAGTCACTTTGCCTACAGATGAGATACCACTTCACCGATCAGGTGCTGGTGGAGAAGGTGGTTTGTATTTGCGAACTTACCGAACAATGTTGTCAGACCCGAACAATTTGAAATTGCAAATATATGGCAATTACGGCAATGTATCAGCATCCAATTACGTTTTCAAGTTTCGTCGCATAATCTAAAGGAGTTCTCATGTCATTTAAAATCAAAGACAGTTTGGCCATCGGTGCCGTAACGGTGTTCAACGGCAGCGGTCAACTTACAACACCCAAAGTCAAAGATGCTGGTTCAGCGTTTACAGTTGCTCTTACACCAACAACACTCACAGCCGACCGCATTGTTACCTTGCCAGACAAGGCAGGTACGGTTGCAATGTTAGATGACATTGGAGGATCAGCTAATGCTGGTACTTTAAGTGCTGCTACCTCTACAACAGGTGCAACCAACACAGGCATTGAAGTAACATTTAGCGCAGCCTGGGATGCGAACTCGGCGGCAAACGTCACAATCAAGAACACTGTAGGCCCTGCAATCTCAGCTTTGGTTACAACAATGACTGGAGTAGGCACAGGGTTCTTGCGCAAGAATGGTGCGGATACTTATTCGTTAGACACTGCAACTTATCTCACGGCTGAATCAGATACGTTGGCAACAGTGACTGGACGTGGAGCAACTACTGCTACTGCATTGTCTATCACGAATGCAACGGCTTCTACAACAACAGCCACAGGTGCTTTGATTGTAACAGGCGGTGTTGGTGTTGGTGGTGCTATTTGGGCAGGTAGTGTTCAAGGAACACCTGTGGGCTCAACTACGGCAAGCACAGGTGCTTTCACTACCTTGGGTGCATCAGGTGCTGTTACACTGAGCCCATTAAATGCTACTGTTGTTCTAAGCCCGACGGGTACCGGCGTTGTTACTGTGAATCCTGCAACCGCAGGTACAATCAACAACATGAGCATAGGTGCAACCACCAGAGGTTCAGGTGCTTTCACTACGTTGGATGCTAATGCTGCTGTTGGCCTGAGTCCTGCAAATGCTGCGGTGACTTTGAGTCCTACTGGAACAGGTGTTGTCACGATTAATCCGGCAGCCGCTGGTACAATCAACAACATGAGCATTGGCGCTACAACGCGCGGCTCAGGTGCATTTACTACGTTGGCTGCAAACGCTGCTGTTACTTTAACAGCAGGTACTTCCTCTACAACCACTGGCACTGGCACGGTTGTTGTAACAGGCGGTGTTGGCATCAGTGAGAATCTAAACATCGGTGGAAGTGCTGTAATCAGCGGCAACTTAACTGTGAATGGTACTACATACACAGTTAATTCAACCGTAACAACACTTGCTGATCCCATCCTGACGTTGGGCGGTGATACTGCACCTGTTGCCGATGATAACAAGGATCGCGGTATTGAATTCAGGTGGCACAATGGATCACTTGCAAAAACAGGTTTCTTCGGACTTGATGATTCAACTGGTTACTTTACCTTTATCCCTGATGGAACAAACACTGCCGAAGTGTATGCAGGTACTTTAGGCGATTTCCAAGCAACAAACTTCCGAGGTGCGTTGGTAGGCAATGCTGACACCGCAACAACTGCAACCAAATCAACAAACCTTGTTGGTGGCAATTCAACAACGTTGTTGGGTTCAATGCCTTATCAGTCCAACACTGATACGACTATTCTGCTTGCGCCTAATACAACTACAACCAAGAAGTTTTTACGTCAAACAGGAACAGGCACAGATGGTGCCGCACCTGCATGGGACACCCTTGTTAATGCAGATGTACCGTCGGCTTTGACTGGTAAAACTTACAATGCCTTGAGCTTGACTGCATTGGCCACAGGGTTTACCGTAAGTGGTGGTACTACGGCAGTTGCAGCTTCCTTCATTGGCGGTGCTGCGTACTCTATCTCAGGTACCAACGCAACAACTATCACACTACCTTCAACCACAGGAACAGTTGCCCTAAACAATCAAACTCATTTTATTGGCACAACGTCGGTTGCAATAAACCGAACTAGTGCAGCTTTGAGTTTGACGGGCATTCCAAGCATTGATGGTGTTGCGGCGGACACTGCAACTTTGTGGAGTGCTGTAACCACAGGCTCTATCACCGTAGGTGCTGGACTAACAACGGGCACTTTGAATCTTGCCGCAGCTGGTACAGGTGCTACCAACATCAACGTTGGTCACACTAATGCTACTACTATCATAACAGGTGCCGTCAAGTTGCCTACAGTAGGCACTTCTGGATTTGTGAAATTGGGTGCCGCAGGTGTTCTTAGTGCTGATACAAACACTTATGTGGTAACAGGTGCCGACACGTTGCAAACTGTTACAACCAACGGAGCAACTACATCTACAGCCCTGACATTCACCAACACAACTGATTCAACGTCACTCGCAACTGGAGCAATTAAAATATCAGGTGGCCTTGCTGTAACCAAGAGCATTGCACTTGGTGGGGAGTTGATTGAAACAACAGCTGGCGGTGTCAAGATAGCTGCAAGTCAAGTTGTTCAAACTGCTGTGGCAACTGTTGCCTTGACTGCTGTTGATACTTGGGCTATAGCAACCTATAGGTCAGCCAAATACGTTGTTCAAATCACACAAGGTACAAATTATCAAGTGAGTGAAATCATGGTGATACACAACGGTACAACCACAACAATGACCGAGTTTGCTGTGCTTGAGACCAACGGTGCGCTTGCAACCTTTACGTCAGACGTATCCACAGGCAACGCTCGATTGCTTGTTACAATGGGTGCAGCAACAGCGTCCACCATCAATGTACAACGTACACTGATCGTTATCTAAAACAATTGGGGGCCTAGTGCCCCTTAACCTAGTGGAAAGTGAAGCTAGAAAATGGCAAACGAATTCAAAGTAAAAAACGGCATTAAGTTTGCCGATAACACGGTGCAAACAACAGCAGCAGTTCCTGCTGGAACAGTTACTAGCGTTACAGCCGGAAACGGTATGACACAGACTGGAGTTGCATCTGTTAATCCAACACTAAACATAGTTTCTCATGCTGGCACTGCTGGCTCTATTGGTACAATCAATATCGGTGTTGATGCAATAGGTGTAAATTTAGGAACAACTTCAACAACTGCGTATCCGGGAAATAACCCTTCTGGTTTTACTACCAACACAGGAACAGTTACTAGTGTAGGAGGTACAGGTACAGTCAGTGGATTGACCTTAAGTGGCACCGTAACTACCACAGGTAACTTGACCTTAGGTGGCACTTTCTCTTCAACTACTTCGTCTTTAACAGACATCACAACTGTAGGTAGAAGCTTTGCCACTTTAACAAATCCTTCTGCAATTTCTTTCCCTCAAATAAGTGCTACCAACGTAGTCACAGCAGTGAGTGCAGCCACATTCTTGACTTCAATAGGTGCTTATGCCGCATCTAATCCCAGTAGCTATATACCACTAACATCTGTTACGAATGCTGTTGTTACAGGGAAAGTACTAACAGGCTATACAGCAGGTACAAACACTGCTTTGGCAGCTACGGACACAATCTTGGAAGCAATGGGTAAGATTCAAGGACAGATTACAGCTAGGGGTGTTGGCACTGTAACATCGGTAGGAGGTACAGGTACAGTCAGTGGATTGACCCTAAGTGGCACCGTAACTACTACCGGAAATCTCACCTTAGGTGGCACCTTAGCTATTGCTACCACAACCAAAGGCCACAGTTTTGGAGCAGCTAGTCCGGATAGTACTAATTGGAATCTTTATACGGAGGCAACTTCAGCACACCCTGCTTTTGTCGCCTATTCTGGGACTACAGGACAATGCATACGCTGCATCGGTAATTTGGATTTCCTCACTTTCTACGCAGGAACTCCAGGGGCACCTACAGGGCAAGGCAACATTAAGAAGGCAACTTCGGGAGCTATATATCTCAGTTCTAATGCAGGTAGTAGCATGGATTGGGCAGCTTTCTATAACTCAAGTGCCTATGCTCTTGTAGATGGATATTCGGGAACCGTACATAGTGTAAATAGCATAGGAAAAGTTGTTACCGAAGCCAATATTCTAAGACCTTTTAGTACTGGACTTTGTACTTTAGGTGACGGAACCCGTAGATGGGGTGAAATTTTTACCACACAGTATGTAAATGTATCTTCTGATCAAAGACTTAAAGATAATATACAAGACGTAGAATATGGGTTAGATTTTATACTGAGCCTAAAACCAAAATCTTATACCATAAAAGATGCTGATAAAACTACTATTCCGTGGAGTGAATGTACCGACGAACAGAGATTAACAGGAACCTTAGTTAAGTCGTTAAACCCTACCAATGATACTGAACCTTATGTTGACGTTTCACGAGTTGGTGTTAGAACCCATCTAGGGTTCTTGGCACAAGATGTTAGAGAGTCTTTAAATAATGACAATATTGGAGTATGGTCCTTAGCTGATAAAAATGATCCAGATTCACTACAAGCACTTAGGTACGAAGAATTAATTGCGCCCATGACAAAAGCAATACAAGAATTGTCTGCAAAACTAGATGCACTATCTACAGAGTTTGCTGCTTACAAAGCATCACACCCATAACACCAAATTTACTGGAACACTAATATGAAATATTTATATGTCCCAACAGCAGGTTTAATTACCTCTTTACTAAGTCTATTAGCTCCCATTTTCGTGTTTTCCATGCCGTTTATCCGATGGGACAAAGAACTCAGCACGGATAGAACAGGATACATAACTGTTAGAGGCGATCTTCTGAAATGGCTTAGTTGGTTATCAACCCACGACGAGCGATTACCTGGAGGTTTATATACCTGTACATAAGGCAATATTAGAAAAGTACGGTACGACTATAGCATCTTGGTATTGGCTAGGTGTCCGTAATCGCTTACACGGACTTGCAAGGATATGGGGTCGAGTTGCTACCGAGTATATTCCAGATAAGCTAGGTTTTATGAAAAAGATGATGTTTGGCAGTATAGTAAACAAGTAGGCAATTTGAGGTTTTCAACTGGCTACAAGGTTTACAAGCTCTTAGACGGCAGTTTTTGGGCGTCACCTAGCTTCACAATCATGGTTAGAAAAGTACGAAACACTTGAGGACAATTTCAAATACAACACTGTAATTTTAATACAGACAAATTAGTATTGGAAACACTCTGCTAGGGTTTACCCGCAGAAAATCAACCTAGAGGAAATTATGCCAATAAAACAAATCAAAGTTACTGCCAACAACGACTTTGAAGTTCTAAACCCTCAAACACGTGAGTTACTGTATACCTTGGTGCAGCTTAAAGACGCTGAACACCTTGGTGTTTTTGGGGATGTTTTACAAGGAAATACAAATGCTACTGCTGTTGGCATTGTTTTAACTGCATACAACTGCACAAGTTTAGACCAAACTTATAAAGCATATTCAGCAAACAACACAGTTACGACGCTGGAGCGGTTACAAACCAAGAACCCACAGCACATGCAGTTGTTTATGCTGTTGCGTGACCAACAGTTGCTTGAGTATAAAAACGGTGCTTGGGAAGTAGCAAAGGTCAGCAAGTTGGTACGGGAACGTATTGTAGTAAACGGTGTGCCAATTACAAACTTCATGAACGTTGTGACTGGTTCTGCTACCGAAACTAACCCCGCTGTGCTAGCACCTGCGGCACCTGATTGGGTTCATGTGTTGCTACATAAAATTGCAAAGTTAAACGACTCGTCAAATCTGCGTGTGTTTGGATCTGCTGTAACGCTTCACAAACAACCGGCTGATTTAGATGTTGCAATTGTGCTAGACACCGATGATTGGAATGATGCTCAGTTGCAAGCTGCTGATCTTATGTCGGATTTGTTGAACATACATGAGAATGGGTTCTTAGGTGAATTGTTAGACTTGTATGTTTGTTTGTCGGACACGGCTTACAAATGGCTGGATGACGTAGGTGATTGGGTTCAAGTACATGACGGAAAACAACTGTCTCAAGATGTGTTGAATCGTGGCCTTGCTGTGCAACTGACTGTTACATCAGCAATAACAACAAAGATGCCAAAGCGTCGTCGTTTGAAAACTGATCCTGAACATCGCCAAGATCGTAAAGAATACAAACAGGCAATGCGCAACCCTGGTGTACGTCGTGCCTTAAACATCAAGCGTAAAAAATACGTCAAAAAGAACAAGGTCAAGCTCACACGTAAAGCAAATATTTATCGAACTTGGCGAGCCAAGCAAAGTTTTTAAGGATTCGATATGGCACTCTTAGAAAAGTTGATAATCGGAGGCATAGTTGCAGCCGCCTTATCAGCTGGCATTATTTACACTGTACGCAGTTACAATGCAGTTCAAGCTGAAAATGGACAGTTAAAAACTCAAGTCAAAAACTTGAATACACAACTTGAACAATTGAATGGTGTAATTAAAGTTTACGATACAACCATCGCAGAGCAGAATGCTGCAATAGAAGATTGGCGTAAAAAAGGTCAAGACTTGACCAATCGCGTTGCTGCTGTAAATAGGGACTTATCTGCCTTGAATAAAAAATATCAAGGAAAAGTGCAAAGCCTCTTGTCAGCGCAAGTGCCAGCAACCTGCCCTGCGGCAATTGGGTGGTCTGTTGATCAAGCTAAGGAGTTGGGAGCATGGTAAAACACTTATTGATCGTGAAATCGTGTGTGTTGGTCTCACTTGTGTTGTCAGCATGTGCAACACCTATAGCTCCAACTAAACCTCCTACAAAGGTTGAAATACCAGTTGTTGTAGAAGTTCCTGAGCCGCCTGAATTCACGTTGCCTATTTTGCCTATCGCCAATCTTACCGAGGCTTCTAAAAGTCAGCCGAATGAAGTGGTAAAAGCTTATGCTGCAACAGTGGAATTGTTGAAAGGTGAAGTTAAAGCCCGTGATCTTGCATTGCAACCTTACCGGAAAAAGCAATGAATATGAGCAACAACATTTATCTATCCACAGACCTAGACCCTTACCGTCTCTTATCCCACCTACTCTCAACAACAACGGAGGATAAGAAATTTGACAAACATGGTAACTTAATATCTAGGCGCCGTCGTGACGGTGTATGGATTGATTTATAACTCAAGGAAATATTATGCCTCTCGAAAGAAAATTCCCCAATCGTCAAGGATCAGAATCGGATGGTTACTACAACGTTGTGCACCAAGAACCTGCGGATACAACAGTTGTTGTATTGCTTGCAAACTCTTTGGTCAGTAGTAAAAATGTAGGATTACTTGCTATTCAACGTGTTGGGTCTGTAACAAAAGTAGAAGGCTGTTTGCTGAGGCCAGCCGATCTTGCTCGTTTGTTTCCGGCTCCACCTTCGGATGTAAAGGCAATTGCCAGCACAACCGATACAAACACTTTGCCTTGGGTTGATCTAACAACCTTTGCACAAGGTACTGGAACTCTGTATGCTACTGATGTACCACTAGGTGCTTTACGTATTACCTATGGTGTGTATTCGGCAACTGTGCCTAACTATGTTATTATCAATGGAGTATGAATATGTTTAACTGGATACAAAAATTAATTCCTAGTACTGTTTGGAGTATGCGTCGTGACTTGTGGCGCATGGTTCCGTTGCTACTGCTAGGATTCGTATTGCTGATTCCAGGTGAGCGTTACAAAGCATTCGGTTGGGTCATATCTGTTATTTGCGTGATGGCAATTTTGAGTCACATAATGCGACGCATATTTTGGCCTTACATTGATCTGGAGCAATATGCGAAGGCAGCAATTAATGACAAGAACCTTGCGGCGGCTATTGTATTTGCATCAGTTTCCATATTTGTAACCGCAGCCTTCACTCAATTGATGGGCTTCTTTTTGAAGTAGATTATGAAATCCTCGCACTTGCTCGTGTTTGTCTTGGGGTGCAGCCTTGCTACACCCAGCCCGGCTCAAGGTTTGAAGTGGCCAGAGCAAAGAGTACCACCTGCGGCTTTGAAATACCTGCCTACTGTACGCACTGAGGCAAGTCTTCAATTTCCGGAGTATCCTCAAGCATGGTACCTGAAATGGTAGATATGAGCCTTAAAACGAAAAAGTTACTGAAGGGCTTTATACAAAGGGCTTTGCATAAACATAACTCCAAGTTCAGTTACGATAAAGCTATTTGGGTAAATCAAAGCACACCTTTGACTATAACATGCCCAGTTCACGGAGACTTTGAATACTCACCTGTTGACCACTTGCGTACTAAAGGATGCCCTCAGTGTAGTGGCAGGAATCGGTTAACTACACCAGAGTTCATAGCAAAGGCTACATCAGTACACGGTGATTTCTACGATTACAGTAAAGTACGTTATAAAAAATCCCACTCTAAAGTTACTATCACATGTCATGAACATGGAGACTTTAAACAAACACCTACAAATCACGTTGCTTTAGCAAATGGCTGTCCTGTCTGTACACAGAACAAACGTCTGGATACGTCTGGGTTCATAACTAGGGCAACTTCGGTGCATGGTGATAGGTATGACTACAGAAAGACCAAATACAAAGGTAATAACACTACGCATGTAGTAATAACGTGCTCTGAACACGGAGACTTCAAGCAAGCTCCTTCTAACCACATGTCAGGCTTTGGGTGTATGAAATGTGCGCGAGAGTACACACGTTTAGGTGGTACAAACTGCCGAGAGTTTGAGTATGCTGGTCGTACTTTTATCCTAGATAGCAGTGCGGAAGAACGAGCTATCAAGTATTTGGTACGTAAAAAGCGTATTGACGTGGACTCTATAATCACGGAAGGTGATATTGGATATTTCACTGTACGTTATAGATTACCGTCAGACCGCCTTAAAGTGGTTAGAACCTACTACCCAGACTTTTACATACCTGAACTTCACAGAATAGTTGAAGTAAAAAGTGTGGCTACGTTAGGCTTAATACGATCTAATTATGGAGATCAATACTATATATTTGATAAGGTTGTAGCTAAAGCCAAAGCCTGTATGCGTCTTGGTTATAAGTTTACTTTAATGCTAATAGATCAGAAAGATGGGAATAGAATGCGCTTACCTACGGACTGGTATAACTATACGTTAGATGACCTAATAGACTGGACTTTTGATAATGATTAAAAAAATCGTAACTATCTTGTTGTTTTGCTGCTTTATACCAATATCAGGTGCAGACAAACTTAACCCACCACCTAATTCATTGATCTACAAGCAGAATGTGATCCAACAGGTAAAATCGGGGTGGCCTGATATACCGTTTCCGGTATACATTCCAGCTCAAATAGAGCAGGAAACTTGTATATCATACAAGCACAAAAAATGCTGGAACCCTAAAGCCGAGCTTAAAACAAGCCGTGAATGGGGAGTGGGGCTTAATCAAATGACAATAGCCTATAACAAAGATGGAACGGAACGGTTCAATTACTTCAAGGAGTTGAAACGTTCAAAAGAGTTTGTAAACTGGGATTGGGAAGATAGATACAACCCAGATTTTCAAATTCTGGCTATCATCCTATCTATGAAGAAAAACTGGTATAGCATAACATTTTCGGACATACCACCTTACGAACGATACGCAATGGCCTTAAACATCTACAATGGAGGCTATGGTGGGTTTATTCGAGATATGAATTTGTGCCTGTCAAATAAGCCACGCTGTGACTCTAAACGATGGTATGGCAACATTGAAAAATTCTCTACTAAATCGAAGAAACCTCAACCTGAATACGGTGCAAGAAGTTTCTACGAAATAAGTCGAGAATATCCAGTCAACGTACAAACCATAAGGTACAAGCACTATGTTGACTGGTTCACACCTTAAAAATAACCATCGCTTATGACAAATCTGGTCAAGAACGCTTCAATAATTTTAAAGAGGCACATAAACTCAAGGGTGTTGAGGATTGGAAGTGGGAAGACCGTTACGACTTCACAATGCAATTGACAGTTTTCCTACAATCAATGCGTATCAATTGGCACCGAACTGCTAATCTAGCGGTCACTGAGGGCAGTCATGTTGCAATGGCTTTAAACACCTACAACGGGGGTTACGGAGGTTTGTTGCAAGACATAAACCTTTGTCGTGGCATACAGTATTGTAACCCAGGATTGTGGTACGGTAATGTTGAAATGCAATCTACTAAGACTAAAAAAGTAAATCCAGGATATGGGGGTAGCGCCTTTTCAATCAGCCGTGAGTACCCACATAACATTCAATACGTGCGGTCGAACAAGTACAAAATCTTCTGGGAACCCTCCGATGACTAACAAACCCTCTCCAGCTGCTATTTTACTAATTAAAGCAGTGCAATCAGTTCTACCTGAAACCAACGTTAGTTTTCAACAAACAGATGGTGCAACTGTAATCTTATGGGCTGAGTATAAGTCTAATCCAACAATGGCAGAAGTCAAACAGTTCATCAACAGACTCCGTGCTGATATGGGTAAACTGTTTTTACAAGCAGTGCCAACTGAAAAGCAGGGCAAGCAAGGGCTTGAAGTGTTTACGACCACGTTGAGGGTTACTAGAGCACGATTGACCGCAACATCTAAGGCACCTGCAAAACAATTTAACGTAGGTGATATTGTAATTTACCCAAAAGACTTCAACGCAGTAGTGGGTGAAGTGCATTCTATTGATGATAAAGGGGATTACATTTTGACCGATGTCTTTGACTTATTCGGTGCAATCCCTGGTTATGTCAAGGCGCAAGCTTGGAACTGCTATCCGTTCAAAGGCAAGCCCCGTATGTTGGAACTAAAAGACCTTAAAAAGAGTTCACTGTTGGGTAAGAAAACCTGATTTTCAAATAGGATAAATGCTTAGATTTACATTAGGAGTATATGATGACAACCACACGTAGTTATAAATTTGTAGTTTACAAAGCTATGGATGGTCATCGTTGGCATCTGCAAGCTCCTAATGGCAAATTGATTGCAGACAGCGGCGAAGCTTATTGTGATGCTAAATCTGCCAAACGCAGTGTAAGTCGTTTGAGACAAATACTGGCTTACAATGAGATTGCCTTGTTAATTAAAGAAAAATGATTTATGCTGCCAAGTTCAAAACTACGATTTGCCGAACATGGTGCAAGAAACACAGTGGCAATATTTCGATGCCCTGGATGTAACGACAATCATCAGGTACGAATAAAAAGTCTAGACTACCCTGACGCTTGTTGGACTTACAACGACAAACCTGACAAACCTACATTTCAACCAAGCATACTGGTAACAGGAACACTTCCTATGACAGATGAGCAACATGGCTTGTACATGTTGTATAAGATTTTACCTACGCCTGTTGCGTATCGCTGTCATTCCTTCATAACAGCTGGCCGCATACAATTCTTATCGGATTGCACACATGCCTTGGCCAGTACTACGGTTGACTTACCTGATTTACGTTTGGAATAATTATGATAAAGCAAATTCTTGCTGGCAGCGATGATGCTCAACATCAAGACACTTTAGAACGAACCGGATATTGGGGAAAGAGGGCAGCCGGTGTGTTGGCCATGTGTGTTACAACAAAACGATTTTTGTTGTCCCATCGCAGCGCACACGTTGAACAACCTTTTACCTGGGGTACAATAGGTGGAGCAATTGATGAAAAAGAAAACATCGTTCAAGCTTTGACCCGTGAGTTCCGAGAAGAAACAAAGTATGCAGGTAAGCTCAGGTTAATTCCAGCCTATGTGTTCAAAGACAAAGGTTTCGAGTACCATAATTTCATTGGCCTTTGTGCTGCGGAATTCGAAGCCAAGCCTGATTATGAAACTCATGCCTTTGAATGGTTTCACTTGCACGAATTGCCTAAACCCCTGCACTTTGGTCTTGTTAGCTTGTTAAAAGATTCTGGAACCCGAGCAACACTTAAAAAGATCATGTCCTAAATCCGATAACTTTTGAAAGATAATTATGACAGCAACAAACGCAATAGGTTGGGAAGTTCAAGTTTATTCCGAAGACAAAGGTTGGACTCGTGATGGTGACATAGTGCCCACACGGGACGAGGCTATTGAAAGCATGAAGCAGAAACAAGAAGTAAATGTACATCGTCGCGTATACGAGGCCTTGGACTTTGTACCACACACATAACAAGGACTGACATGGCAATTCAACATGTTAAATCGCTGGCCAAAAAAGCTCGAACACAAACCACTGCTGTGTACGCATATCGCAGCAGTGTTGAAGTACTGGAATGCGCCCGTAGCCTATGCACGGCTTCGGTTGCCAAGCGTGACCAAGATGAAATAGCATCAACTGGTCAACAAGTAGAGGACTTGTATGGCAAATTAAACAACATGCGAACGCTGGTTGCTCAAGCTCGTTATGCTTTGCATGATATGCCTGACCAACGAGTGACAATCCGTGAATTGGAACGCTTACAAAAAGAACTCACTGAAAAGTTCGTTGATGTGTGTAAGCGTAATCAAATGCTGGCTGAAAGTTCAGCACCCAAAGATTGGTTCACTGAAACAAAAGCTTTTGCAACCGAACTGCGTGACAACCTACGCAACCAGTGTCGCAAGATTGAAACGTTTTATTTGGTTGCACGTAATTCAGAATCAGGCACAGAATGGTGCAAGTATATTCGCTTGTGCGGGTTTACTGATGACTTGGGCAACACTTCAGCCGAACGATGGATTTGTTTCAACCTAAGAAACAACAGACATGGGGTAAGTGTTCACAATTGTTTGTGTTTGCCTTTGTCTTTTGAACCGCATCGTGAGTACCATGATAATCGTGATGCCGTAACACAAATTCGTACCCTGCTATCAGGTGAGAATTGTGAAACTTTGGTCACTCATTTGCCGGTGCCCATAAAACGATTACAAGTGCAAAAGCTTTTGGGTTCAGATTTGGTACAGTCAGTGTCCGTAGACAACAATCACGTTGTGGTTGTATTGAGGCCCAAAGTATTCAAACAACACTTGGATAAAGTTGTGCGTACTGTTTGTGATAAACTTGCCAGCTGTGTTCCGCATCAAACTCAGGTGAAGCGTAGTCAAGTTGGCAACAACTGGATACTGCGCATTGCTTTTGTTGCTGAAACGTTGAAAGCTGCAAGCCAAACCTTGACTGCAAAACAAGTCCAAGGACTACGCCTTATGGGTTTTGATGAACAATCAATCGCTGACTTTGCTCAGTGTGTTGGAAGGAGAGCTTGATGACACAATCACTATATGAAGTTCAACCTGGATCCAACTACGCAAAAACAATTGAATTGGTTGTTGATGCAACTGTAGACCTCACAGGCTCCGTTGCTGAGTGGCAATTGCGCGACGATCAAAACAATGTTCTTAGCACAGGTCAAGCAACTTATACTTTGGCCGCCGCATCAGGTGGCGAAGTTGTTGCCACATTGACCGGCACAGTTGCAATACCTGCTGATCTTGAGGCCAATCCTCAAGGTCAAGGCTACCGACTGTTGTGGATACTGACACCTGTTGTAGGATCATCCATACGCAGTCAAGAAACTGTTGTGGTTGACAGTGTGACCTATCAATTGACTGGGCCACAAGCTGCTGTGTTGGTGTCAGGATCGGTACGAATACAGTTGATAACTGGTCAAAGCTACTCAACAGTAACAGTTCAAATATATGCGGGCAACACCGTTGTGCCCGGATATGAAACTCCTATAGCAGCAGCCGCAGATGGTGCCACCGCAAGCGGTTATGTGTATGGACTTGATGTTGCAGCTTTGACGTTGCCAGATCAAGGACTAGATGCGTACACAGTGATGTGGACTTACAGCAATGTAGGTCAAGTGTCGCAGCAAGCTGTTGGCAGTCTTTACTATGTGAACCCTAGTATTTTGATGGCCATGAAGGATGTTCAAACAACAATCCAACGTGCTGTGTTGTCAACAACCAACACACCCGACACAGTGTTTGAGCCGCATGTTATTCTAGACTTCTTACGGTTGGGTCGTGACACATTCAATGCCATGTATCAACCTACGATGTTTACAATGAGTAATGCCACAGGGCCTGTTCGCAGTTTCTGGCTTGCTTATTCAAACATACAAGCATTACGTTCACAGTATCTGGTTGAGGGACTACGCAACTTTGACTTTTCAGGTTCTCAAATCAACTTGACGGTGGAACACAGCCAATATTTTGAACAGGCTGCAAGTCAAATCGAACAATCAGTTCAAGAGCCAATGCGTCAGTTCAAGACAATCTTGAGCAAGCGTGGTGCAACTGCCGGGGATGGCAACGTGAATCCTTTAGGCTTACGTGCGGGTGCTGTGGGTGCTGTAGGTATTGCGCTGAGTCCTGTAGGCGCACGGTGGCAAGGAAACAATCAAACTTGGGGCGGCTTGTTCCGAGGATAATGATCAAACAAATAGCTCCAATTTCTCCAGATATAAAGCATTGGTTCAAAGCACTCAAGGTCGTAAAACTGTCAAGATGGCTTCTAATCAATGCCATTACAATACAGCAACTTTGTACGTCAAAGGCACGATTGATTACATCTGTACAGGTTATGCTTTGGCTCAAGACGGAGTCTGGCGAAGTAATAGTTGGGGACTCAAAGATAACAAGGTTGTTGAGACAACTCAAGGTGGATACGTAAACTACTTCTGCGCAGCCTTGAATAAAACTGAATCCAAACACTTTTTAGAGGATACTTATGAAGCAGATTAGAGCATCTAGTGATGCCAAAGACACCGTGACCGTTGATGTACCGTTGCTGATCCGCTTGTTGGAACATGCACGGGAGGATGTGAAGGATGATGCTCAACTCCACGTTTTCGTTGAGGGGATTGTGGATATCAGCAAGAAAGTTCAGGTATTGACTATGCAGCATTGGCCTGATATAATCAAGACATCGTAATAACTTGAAAGCTATCATGTTTGCAAAATCTATCCTTGTGTCCCTTACCACCCTTTTGATTTCCTGTGGGGGTGGCGGTAGCAGCAACTCGGATTCAACTACAAAAACGGCTTCTTTGAAAGCTGAACCTGTGTCCATCAGTTTGTACGGGGACAGTTATTCAGGTAGTTCTTGGGACATTTCAAAGTTAAGCAATAACCGTATCAATTTGATTAACTACGCAGTAGGTGGGTGTACTACTTCAAATGCACGTTATGGTCAGCCTGTGAACTTTGTGTTCTATGGCAATTTCCAATTGCAAATGCTAGGCGGTGATAAGTCTGACATAGTGTTGATCCGATTCGGAGTTGCTGAAGCCATATTAAATGTGAAAAATTCAATTGAGTTTAGAGACAACTTAATTTGGTTTGTTGAACAAGCGAGGCTTGCACATAAACAACCCATACTGGTAAACATGTTGCAAGTGCCCTCAACAAAATTCTTTGAAGCCAATAAACTGTTGCCTGTTTTTGACGAATACAATGGCGTCATTGAATCTGTATCACAAGCACAAAAAGTCATCCTGATTGATATAAGATCACAAGTAAAAGTGACTGTGGAAATGATGTCAACAGACGAAGTACATTTGACACCTCAAGCTAGTTTGGTTGTAGACACTGTGATAACCCAAGAACTACTGAAGTACTTAGATGCCACTACTCCCTAAACAAGACAAACGCAAGAACTTTCAACGCAAGTACGCTACCAACTTCGTGCAGATCGTTCGTGCTACTTACGGTAAAGATTGGTTTGAACGAACAGGTAAACTAGCAAAAATGCAGCCCATGTGTGAACATCCAGGCTGCAAGTTGCCTAGTGTGGACAGTCATCACATAAAGAGCTTGAGCCGAGGGGGACAGACCGCTAATTTTAATTTATTGAGGTTATGCGACAAGCATCACCAACAGCGTCATAAACACAAACTTGAAAAACGGAAACCTAAATGAATACCAAACTTAAACAAATCCAGGCTCGTTTGACTGAAACAGCCGCACCTCAATATAAAGTAGGTGGCGCCGTTAGTCTAACTACTATTAAGACTGTTGCTAAGGAGCTTGGTTTAAATTTGAAGCAGTAGATGGTGTTATAGCAGTCCTTCTACCAAAGATGCATAATAGTATTCCGTTACTGATGACAGAGGATCGCGTTCTATGGACACCTGAGTGTGAAGTAGGGGGAGAACCTAACTGGGCAGGTAAAATGAACTTAACAGGTGAGACTCTTTATAAAGAGATTAACCGTATGGTTTCAAGCATGAAGCTTGGTGATGAAGTAGCTACTAAGTTGATAAACTTCCATAAAGCTTTACGTAAGTAATATTAGTTTAACCCACTGCGGTACACACCTTAATGGTATCAAGGTATATTTAACCTTTAGGAAAATTCCAAATGAATTCAAATTTCAAATCCCGTGCGTCTGACCGTTTAGTTTCTGCCCTTATGGTCAAGGGCCTCAGCGTTACCGCAAACATCCATGATGCTGTGCAAGTCACCCCTTGCCTGTTCAAAGTCATTACCACATTCAGCACCTTGAGTGCCGAACCGCATCTGCTTCAACAAGCCGTTGCAGCTTCGTTGGGTAATGACTTCAGCGTTGTGCCAAACAGTTTCCGTCGCCTCAAGAGTCAGCAGCAAGCCGCTGTGGGCTTTGTGCGGGCCAACACTGTTAGCAAGCCTTTTGATGAGGCTGTTGTTGCATCCATGCAATTGATGACAGGGGAAACAAAGCAAACGGCTGGCAACCTGCTGATGGACGAAACGGATCAAAGTCTGTGGAGTGTTAAAGCTTCAGGTGACAGCAAGTATCTGGTGCGTCAGGCTCCTGAGAATCTCAGTGAGTTGGTTCAACTTGCTCGTGTTCGTGCTTTCAATGTGCCGCGCATCGGTCAAATGGCTCTTGCTAGTTTGCAAACCAATGACTACATTGCATTCGTGCATCCAGTTACGCAAGAAATTGCACATGGGTTCAAGATTGCCGAAGATGCTGACACCATCAAGGTGCTGTGTGGTGTTGACGAAACAGTGGACATTGATCCGGAACTGATTGTGGAGTCTGCACATCTGAGCGATGCCCTTGTGTCGTATGCAGCTGAAGCCAAGGTTGATCTACCTGATCAAGCCAAGTCAAAATCAGACATGGTAAATTATTACTCTGTCCTCTACGGAAAAGCACCGGAGTTCTTCACGGAATTGAAGGAGATCATCCAGCGTCATGCGGCCCTCTAATCAACCAACAACGGGGCTTCGGCCCCTAAGGAAACATCATGACCAAACTAATTCAAATTGAGGCTAGGCTGGAATTAGCTGCTACCCGCACGGTAGGTGAATTGCAAAAGAAAATCGCATTACGTACTGCCTATGAACGTTTGAAATCTGATCTACACAAGCAGACGGACTCAATTTATGGAACAAAGGCAAAGATTGATAAGGCACGCAAGGCGTTTAGCGACTGGAAAAAGGCGCACATAGATTACCCAACTACAAAATTGGATATTCTTGAAAACCAACTACGCATAGCTAAGGAAAAGGCAGAGCCTGCGCTCAAAGACAAGCGTAAGGCAAAGGAGGCGATCAACACAGACAAACGTCGTACCGCCTCATACCTAAGCAAACAATTACGCAAGTTGGAGATGGAGTTGAAAGATTCCAAAGCTTTTAATTATTCGGCTGAAGATGTCGCAGATTTGAAGAAACAAATATCTGATATTCGCAAGCAATTGAAACCCCTACGGTAAGGAAACATCATGACCAAACTCAAACAAGTGCAAGCCCGTCTGCTGGAAACAGCAGTCCCCGTGGACGCCTTTAAGTAAGGGTACAGAGCATGGCATAATAGGCTACGTAGTAGTAAGTGGTGGACCTAAGCCAAATCAGTTAACTATAACAGTTGACCTCTCTGATTTGGATGACTAACTAAGGAACTCACATGAGAATTTCAAAACACATTATTACGCAAATGCAAAAGGCATTGGTAACCTACGGCATCCATGTTCCAGTAACAGGCGAGTTTGATGCCAAGTTGCAACAAGCTTACGTTGACTGGGCTGGACGCAACGAAACGCAAGGTTGCATTCTGTACCCTATTACAGATGCACAGGTCAGCGCCAAATTGTTGGCTTTGGCTCCTTCTGCTGATGATTCAGATACAACAGTAGTTGACTCCGTTATATTTGACACGGACTTACAAACCCAAGTAGATTTGGATGCACAGGCTGCGGCAGAAGAGGAAGCAGCTGCCCAAGAAGCTGATGCACGCATTAAAGCGGCTAATCAAACACTTGCAGATGAAGAGGCTCTGACCAAAGACGCAGATGATCCCACTCAGGATGATAATGCTGAAACCCAGTCTACGGACGATACAAAACCTGTGTCAAAGAAAAGGGTTAAATGATGTCAGCCCGTTTGTTATTTACAGCCCAGCAACGTGCCGCTGCCCGTAACAAACGGTCTGTGGGTTACGTCCTAATGCCACCTCTTGACTTCTTGAGGTTGACAATGCCTCCTGGAGTTTCAGTGTCACAGTGGATACAAGCAAATCAGAAAGCTGATCGCTTGCCTACTTTAGATACCTACAACGAGTACACACGTGAGCGTAGCAACACTCAAATGCCACATCTTGAATTAGATTGGGGTAAATATTCAAAGCCTGCTGGACGTGTTGTTGCACATGAAGGTCGCCACCGTGCGGCTGCTGTAAAGGTTGCAGGTGGTACACAAATACCAGTTGCCCTTTACGTAGTCAATGGACTCAAAGCACCTCAGAAATTACCCGTACCTGAAGTATTCACAGGTCAGTGGAATCACAATCAAACCTATAAATTTGATTCTTCCAAATTTACATCGTTCCAACAAACAACTTCTACTTGTTTGAAACGAATCCAATCACGATTAAATCATGGCTAAGTGGCTATAATGATGTTGAAGACACAAGTTTTATAGTTATCCGTTATAAAGTAAGCAACTGAACTCAAAAAAGACTAATCTATGGCAGCCAGTTTGTTACGGGCTGTGGGTTACATCCTGATGCCACCACTTGACTTCTAACTCTATGACAGGGTTAGTTTGTGGTGCTTAGGTCATTCTAAAGGACTATCATGTTTAAAGCAGGCCAGAAATTCAACCTATCTGATAATCAGAATAACGGTAAGTAGACGAAAAACCATATAACCAACTTTAATCAAGGGTAGCAAATGAATACCAAACTAAAGCAAATAACAGCCCGTTTAATTGCGGTAGCTGCTGTACCTACATGGGTCAGCAAGATTGGGCCTCTAGTTAAACACGCATCTAACACTTTCAACAAGCTGATTAAAAGCGGTGAGAATGAAACTGGGTCATATGCACTCTACCAAGTAGATTCATTTCATCTCTTTTCTGGACGTACAGAAGCAACTAACAAAGACTCTGTTACACCATTGTTGAAGGTGCTAAAAGCAGAATCTCTAGACATGATGTTTTGCAGTGCCAACAACAAACAGTACGTGCTATTTAGCTCTGGAACAGCTAACGTTCTTACTGTAGTTGACATCTTGACAGGTGTTATTGACAAGCCAAAGACTGACTGAAAGAACATATGGCTAAACCCAAACTACTTGTTACTCAAAAGAACATTCGTCAAGCAATGGGCAACAAGTCAATAGGTTACTTCAAAATGTCCCCCAGAGAATTCTTGCTACTAACAACACGCATGAGTCCAGAGCAGTGGATGGCACGTGAAGACGCGGAAGATCAAATACACACAGTTGAACAATACAACAACTGGCAACGGGACGGATCATCAATTCATATGCCTTGGCTGGACGTTACTTGTAATGGCTCAGCACGAGGCAAAATTGTGGGTCATGAAGGTCGTCACCGTGCTGCCGCCTTGATAAAGGCAGGCTGGCGCTCAGAAGATTGCTTGCCAGTCGCTGTTATTTTACGACAAGATGGTCGTAGCCCTATTTACTACAAAACTGTGTTGACTGATCCAGACGATCCTTACAGTGGTCAAAAGCAAATGCTTGACCTGCAAGATGTTCCTGCAAGGTTTATAGGTCAGTATGATTCGCATGTATTCAAACCCAATTTTTCAAGTTGGGAGAGTTTTTACGCGATGGAAACAAGCACACTCTATCGTATTGAATCCAGATTGGAAACAGCATGAAACAAGAGGCCAAGGTAGATGACCCGCAATCAGGTCAAATTTGGTTTGTGCGCTTCCCTGACAATCACTGGGAACTTGCAAAAGTACAAAAGATAACAGGTGTTTTGGCTGATGTTGTTTACGGTGACAAAACAAAAGAGCGTTTCAACATCAAACGTTATGCAGATGCCATTGTGCTTGCCTCAGACAAAGTAAAATTCAGCGACAAATCTTACACCAGTGCTCAAGTCACAAAACTTGCGGCGCATGAAGTGGCTGATGATGATCCGGATTGGATGCAAGCTCAAACCGAAGCCAATCCTCAAGATCAGTTGCGGTACATCAGAAAGATGTGGAAAACGTACAATGCGGAACTGTTTCAAAACAAGTTGAAACCAGTTGCTATCAAGTTGATGGTTGTTAAAGCCAAGGCGCGCGGCCTGGGTGTTTTTACTTACAACCGAGGCTTTGTGACCAACAGTATCACAATCAGTCCTCGTGTTTTCATGGCTGGTAAAGAGGTGTTTAGAACAACCTTGGTTCATGAAATGTGTCATCAATATTGTGTTGATGTGTTGAACTTGCAAGGTGAAGGCCACGGCGTCAACTGGCAACGAACAATGCGCATGGTGGGTTTGAAACCTGACCGCTTGGCCATGCTAGATGATGATGTGATAGTTGATGATGATAAAGTGGATCAGTTACAACAGAACAAAGAACAGGTCAAAAAATCCGTAAATGATTATGGCACAATGCCTTACCCACGTGCTGACTGCATAGTTGGGTGGCAAAACAGAGACACAGGACAATTGGAAAAAGGTGTGCTTGTTAGTCCAGCAACAAAAGACGGTAAAACTTGGGCTGTTGCAACAAGTGCTTACGGGTCAAATTTTCGTAATGTGCCAACCTCAATCATGTTGAACACAGAATATGGTGATCGCAGGTGGCAAGATATTCCAGCCTATGAAAACTATGCACGAGTTGTTGATTTGATCCGACAATACTTTCAACGCAAGTTAGGCAGGTAGTATGAGCATCAAACAAGTATCAGCCTCAAATTCTGCTTATAACTGGCAACCTACAGATGTGACCTTTGACGATGCATGTGACAAGCTACGTGAAGCAGGCTACAAAGAGCTTGGCCAAGGCACCTTTTCAACTGTGTTTGCCAACAACAGCATGAGTGTTATCAAGGTAAGCAAAGTCAAGCAGAATATGAATGCCTTACATTGGTTGATGTGGTGCAAGGCAAACCCCTGCAAGTACGTGCCCAAGGTAGGTCAGATTGACCTGTGGCAAACACAGGCAGGGCAACACAAGTACTTTGTGGCCATTGTAGAGCGCTTCAGCAAGGGAGCCACTTGTAATATCCTTAAAGCTTGGCGTGCTATACACGGGGTAAACCGTGGGTTAAACCGCAACAAAGAAGAGGTGAACTTCACCTCTGATGATGCCAGCAAGGTCAAGCGTAGCGGCAACCTAGACCTGTACGCTGTGATTCAGGCTATTTTAAGTCTTAACCGCAAGGGTTATGCCGATCAGGATATGACGTTGGAGAACCTGTATATGCGTGGATCAGCAACAGACGCTGATAACCTAGTATTTGTAGACCCCCTAACTGGGGGCAACTAACTGTTGAAAGAATTTATCTGGAACAATGCCTATACTTCACGGTATACGTTTAGATAAGTCTAAACTAGACATAGTATTCGTTTGGCCCAAATAGGAAATATATGGCAACAAATTTAAGGAAATATAGGGCAACAAATTTAAGGAAATATAGGGCAACAAATTTAAGGAAATATATGGCAACAAATTTAAATGTGGTAGTCTCAAGATTAGAAAAGTCTGCTGTAAAAAGCTCCGAGGCATATCAATGGTTTACATATAGCGGCAAGATGCTGACTTTGGAAAGTGCAAAGGGTTACAAACTTGTTTTAAACAAGGGTTCCCAATTCGGAGTCAGGAAATCAAGTAATGGTAAATTTATTAGATTGGTAGCCCCTAAGCAGGAATCAAAAGTATTTACACTTGACTTAGACATGGCTACTCGTATTGCTAAATATAGTACGCCAGTAAAAATGTCAAACGTACCTAAAGATGCACCGAAGGATTTACGTCAGGGTCTAGCCGATGAGAAAATTCCAAAATCCTGGTTTAAGTCAAAGCTAGAATCTAACAAGAATTCTTTTTGGGTAGCCGATAGGCATAACATTCCTATATCCAACAAACAGGGTGACTTGATACCACTACATGTAAATAAAATTTCTAAATTCGTATACAGGGCAATGCCAATGTCCGTGTACGTTAAATTCATATCTAAACCCATAGTTAAAAACAAGGGGATTTATTTTACAAGTGATCTAGGTGACGCCTTAACTTGGGCTACTATTTTTGGAGCAGATGATTCAAATGGTAGTGTCGTAGTACAGTACACTGGTAAACTCGACACTAAGTATTTTGCAGAGCCTGATCAACTTGACCATCCAAACCATGTAGCTTATACAGGGCCTATGGATAGTAAAAAGTTTAAAGTCTTGTGTACTCTAAGTAAAAGATTTGCTAGTGAAAATGCATAGAGGTATATATGGCAACAAGTAAAAATGCTCCGGGCAACAGCAAAGACCTCAAGGTAAAACTCAAAGGTGTATTCGGAGCCAATTCCGACAAGATTCTAGAATTGATTGAAACCAATGACACTGACTCAGCAATCGCCCTTACTAAAAAGACCTTGTTGGCTTCTGCGCTCGGCCTCATACCAGATGCCGAAACAAACGTCCGAGACAGTGGTGGTAGCAAAGGTGTGTATCAATACACAAGCTTGGTTACTACGGCCCGTCAACTCATTGAAGACTTGCAGGCCATGCAAGACACAGGGCTAATTGCTGATTCCATCAACAACAGTTTAGTCAAGCCGACTTTCTTGAACACAACGCAGTTCATGGTCGATAGTCACTTTCGTTTACGTAATGCTTTGATGGACATTGTGCCTGACAAGCACAGCAAGACAATGCGAAAGTTGGTTGATGACACTGCAAAAAGCATTGCCAGCTACATGCAAAACGAATGCATCGAATTGGGTGAACGAATCAAATCACGAATTGTGGAGTAACTTATGACTACACTGAATCGTATTCAATCACGAATACAACTGGCTTGCAGTGACATGCTGGAACACAAGATGCAAGAAGCTTTGGAACAAGATAAGTTGAAAAAGCAAGTTGCAGCACCTCAAGTACCGCGCTTGCTGGCAGGGGACTTTTATGTAGTTTGCTACAACGGTGATGTTTATGGCCCTTACAACAATCGAGGTGAAGCCAAAGACTTCAACGATCACAAGAACATGGGCATGGACTATATAATTGATGGTGCTGACCTTGTTGCACCTGCATATCATCAAAAATGGACTTCAGGGAAGTTAAACCTACACGGTACTGTATAAGCATTAGTTCTCTTTGTTTTTAATACCTACGGTGAAGAAAATGATTGAAGGTAAAGAAAAAATTGTAGTGCAGCCACCTTACAATTCAAATCACGTATCAGATGATCTTGCCAAAGAAATTGAACAGCAAAGTGAAATGGAACGTGCCAAAATAATAACAGAATCTTGCAATAGAATATTTAAAGAATTTGGTTTAGTCTATGTGGATTCTGTTGTTACTTCAACATCACCTTCAGAGTAGAGCATCTTATATGGGCAAACAAGGTTTAGTATGAAACAAATTGCGTCAAATGGTATCAACCCGGTGTTGTTGGGTGTTCCTGAACGTTGGACAGACACAGCGCCCACCATCAACAAAATGCCTGAGCGTTTTAACGCAGGTAACATCAAAGTGTGGATTCTGTGTGTGCAAGCAACAGATGCCCGACTTGATCCACATGAGCAGTGGAGCAAAGCTGTACAAATGTACGTGAGACTTTGTGTGAAGCGTAGCCTGGATCCGTTTACAACCGAACTTGACAGGGCAGACAATGAGGCCATTCGTAGCTATTTGAAAATGGCCCGTTTGAACCTTGTAAAGTGGTTTGATCGAACACATTTGCTAGAGCTTTTGTATCTAAACAAAGTGTGGCATGAGATTGAATTGCGGGATCAAGGTTTTGTGGTACATGTGTACGCTCGTTGTGAGCCACAATGCAAGCTAGACGAACTTCAATATTTCCTTAGGCGTACCTGTAAGTTCCATATAGCTACCGGCAACGGTGGTAAGACTTGGCAAGGCTATCCGCGACCTGATATTTTATTTGATGCAAAACTTGTGAATGGGCAACATGTGCGTTTGCACTATGCCATAACAGTTACCAGACAAGTGTTTAATGAACACCTAGAAAAGGGTGATCATGTATCTGTTAACGATTTGCGTAATTGGATCTTGAAAACCCTGTGGTTGCCTAGCGCACGTGGGTTTAGACCCGTACATACCCTCCGAAAAACATCATTTTGATACCACTTGACACTCAGTAATTTAACGGCTATAATGCTCAAAGGAAACAATTGTGAATACGACTAATTGGAAAAAAGTACATACTGGCATCAAGCAAATCAAAGCCAGTATCAAACGAGGGGAGTTGAATACTGCTCTAAACAAATTGAATGTGCTAGAAACTGAATTTGCCAAACGCCGAACCCAAAGTCAAATTGACACGGAGTTGGCAACCTTAGATTCAAGCCTAAGAAATTTCAGTGGGCCTGAACAAGCTTATACGCATTGCAACTTGCTGTATAATCGTGATTGGTTTTTGCAAGAGTTAGACGTAGATTACAAAATCGCGGTTGTGAGTTTCTTACATAAAAAATGGCCAAGTCGCAATCAGTTGTGGCAAGGATTGTACAATAAAGAATTTGATCTTTTATACCTACTTTAAATTATGAAAACTGCAAATACCTTTAAACACATGGCTACTAAACACTCGGATGTTGAAGTGGTGGATGTGGTACAACGTGCAAGTTTCAAAGTGCTGGGAGCCTTGAAAAATTTCCGTAGTCCCATTCTTGATGTTCCTACCGTTGATTGGGAAGAGCGGGATGATGACCTGCATGACACCTTGTGGGTACTGAACAATTTTGAAGTTGTTCCAATGTATGTGTTGCCTTACGCCAATCTGTGGATGTATAGCAAAGTATTCGGCAAGCCTGTTGCGAATCTTCCTCAATATGGAAGCTTGACTACACAATTGCATTTTCAAGATAACAAAAGTTATCAAAGTGCTGTCAAGGCAATGACTGGCAGCAAAGAAAGTGTGCGGGTATCGGCTGCTGCAAAGGGTGGGTTCAATATCAGTATGCGAGTGGGTTCCTTGAACTTTGAATCCATTATTGACGATACCTTTGCACAAACTTGCGTGTTCGGTCAGTCTGTACGTGATATGGCTCGTACAGTATCAGACTCAGGTGGAAATTACAATGAACCCTTGGATAAAAATAGAAAGAATAGTTTGGAACGATTGTTCAAATTGTTCGGTTCTGATTTAGTTGTGCCACATAAAGCTTTGGATTTGATCGTTAAACCCTCAGAAGTTTTTACCGACTCGGTTGTGTTCAATCAAAGTGAGTTAGAAGTTTGCTGGAACAACTTATATGATTCACCACTTGACCCTGATGTTGTCAAGGAAATGCGCGCAGGTGTTAGAAACATTCGTGTTATTGGAACACCTACTCGCGGTGCAAAGAACATTCAGTTTTACCAATCTGTGTCCGTTGCTGACAAAGAGGCGCTGGGTATCACAACTGAAATGCAGCAAATCACAAGCTGGGAAGCTGCTGTTGCCTTAGAAAAAGCAGGTATTGCAGGTGTGCAAAGTCGTTGGATGGAGGCGTGTTTAGAAGGTCGTAATTACTATGTATACATAACTTTATTCATTGATAGCCAACGAAGCACGGTTATGTGTCAACAAGCTGATCCAGCAAAGATTGACTTGTATGACATGAATGAGTGGATGCAGCAATGGCTACATTATCAAGATAGTGGAGATTCTAGTTGGACAATGAGCCGACTTGAAGACATTCATAGCATGAACAACCGCTTGACAAAGCGTGGGTTAAAGCCCAAGAGTCGCACAGACTCGTTGGGCTTCACTGTTCATCCTGAAGGCATGTTGCTTTGGATCCCTGAAGGTTACGATAAAGTAACCGAACACAAAGCGACTAGTCTTGCTGTAAACACGGATACCAAAACAGGTGAGTTTAGTTTGCGTAATGACAAGTGGGCCAATTTAAGCGCTCACTCTGAGGCTTTGGACGCTGTAGGTGAAAAGGTTCCTGAGAATCACACTCAGGAAAATCGCTTGTTATATGTTGATTGGTACAACAACAAGTTGGCTTACACAAACACAAGCGGTGTGCAGTCCACACTTGATCTTGAACGTTGTATGCCCTTATCACCCAATCACATTTACCGTTTGCTGCAAATAAAAGTTGGCAGCTATTCAGGTGACAGTGATACTGAAAGTGTGTTGACCATGATTCGCACACTGATCCGTACTTGGATCACGTTCAACGGAAAGTCGGCTTGTGATGCAGCCTTGAATGCGGTGCCTGAGTGGTCTAGAGTTTTTGGTCATCATCAACGAGACAAAGACAGTTTTGTTAGCTTTGTGCAGAACGGTGACTTTCCAGATGCGTGTGTGGTTATCAACAACAGACTCACGGATGCTGTTAAGTACAAAACGAACGATTCAGAGACCCATCAGCCTTTGACAGTTTTGTATCCTTGGATCGAAGACAGTTACGGTGACACTTGCCGTATGCATTTGGTTAGCACTGACAGCGTAGTACCTGCGTTCCGAGTGTTGGCCAAGATTTTGCAAGAAGCAACAACGTGGGCAACGGAGAACCTGCAAAAGTACATAGGTAGTCAAAGTATTTTGACGAGTTTGAATGCACTTGGCATCAGCAAAATCATCGTGGCCAGCTTTGGTAAAGTTGATGACATTCGCAAAGCTGATGAGCAGCAACGTTCGGTGTACTTGAATGCCAACATGGTTGATGTGTTGCAGAAACCCGCAGGCTTTCCTTTGATGGCCGAAGATCGCTTGCTGCAACCTCACCAAGTTAAATGTGAAGCTTATTTGGAGCCTAGTCCTCAGTACAGCATTTTGAAAGTTCAGGCGGGTGGAGGCAAAACTGCTTTGGTGTTGCTTGATATCCTACGCAACTTGAAAAAAGGCATTGTAAAGAAACCTTTGGTTATGTGCCCGGATCACTTGGTAAAAGATTATGTTGCTGAGGCAAACTACTTCGCAAATGGTCGTGTGAACGTTATTTGTGTCAACGGTGAAAGCTTGAACAACTGGGGCGAAGACAAGTTGCTCAAGTTGGTGAATGCTGCACCTGTCAACACAGTTGTGATTTCCAGCTACGACTTCATGAAGAGTCGTATTCAAACTGTGATGTATGGACGGGAAGAACTCAACATCAGTTTGAACTGTGAGTTGATGCGTTTGATGGGCTTTGACGGTGCTTGGCTTGATGAAAGTCATTTCTTGCGCAATGTAAACCAGCGCAGTATCAGTGTTCAACGTTTGATGGCAGAAATTCCTTTCAAGCGTCTTTGCACAGGAACTTTGGTTGTTGATCAACTGACTGACGTTGCAAATCAATTTGCTTTGCTTGATCCAACAGTGTTCGGAACCAAAGACAGGTTCATTGAGAAGTATGCTGAATCTATGATGGGCGGCAAGGTCGGTCGTTGGAAGCCAGGTGCTGAAAATGAAGTCAACCGCATTATGAGTCAGTTCTGTATGGTTGTGAGTGCGCAACGCAAAGAGTGGGCTGCTCTATTGCCGCCTCGTATTGAAAAATTCCACTTCGTTCCGTTGAGTGATGCACAGCGTGGTGTGTATGATGCTATCTTGGCCGAGACTCTTGAAGAAATCAAAGCCAAAGACCCTGAGCTTTATAAGAAGTTGACTTTAGGTGACGAGGAAAATGCTGATGACCTTGAAGGTCTGTTGGGTCAGTACTTGCAACGTCTTGAACAATTTTTGACTAGTCCAGTTCGAGACAAAGCAGGTGTGGTTGCCTTACGAGGTGCCGACGCCGAAAGCCCCAAAGCAAAGGAAATTGAAAAGATCATTCGCAGTCACTTTGACAACAATTGTCAAGGCAAGATTTTGATCTTCACAAGCTATGTGGCAAGTGCTGAAACAATCTATGACAGTTTGCCGCCTGATTTGAAAGCCATGTGCATTCACTACACAGCTGGCAAAAAGTTTGAGTGTGCCGAGCGTTATGCCCGTGACAAGAAAATGCAAATCATGGTGGGTGTTGAGCAATCAATGAACACAGGTTTGAACTTGCAAATGGCCAGCCGATTGATTCGCGTCGAAAGCGTTTGGAGTCCCGGTGTGTTGGAGCAAGGTGAAAGTCGTATCAACCGACCGCTGTTGAAAGGTGCCGTGCTTGACGATGATGGTTCTCTAGTAACTCAAGACAAGCGTACTAACATTTGGTTCGACTGGGTTGTTGTAAACCAATCAATTGACGTTACCAAGATCGGACGCCTGATCGGTAAGCTTGTGTCAAGTGTCAAATTTGAAAATCCAAATGAAGACAAGTATGACCGTTTGCCTGATGTACCTTTGATCTCCATGAATCTCAAGAGTCTCAAAGAACACAACGATGCGTATGAAACTCTGTCAGAACACTTGGATGCCTTTGACAAAATGCGTGTGGTTCAAGAGGAAGACTATGATGATTATCGTCATAACCCCAAGATCAATCGCAAGTTTGAAGCGTTGACACCTAATGAACCATTGAAAGGTGCAGCCTTGTTGCGTGAAGTTCCTTACACCAGCGGTATGGAATTGTTCGGTGCTGATAAGTTGGGTATACAAACTTATGCGGCTTATTGTCGTGAAAATCCTGATGCAGAAGTTGACCCAACCGGGTTGATGATTCACACTGAGTGGGGCGACGGTGAGGTTTACGGTGTTACGAAAAATCGACTCAAGGTTCGTTTGACTAGTGATGCCAAAATCAGCGTAGGTAAATTGGCGGCATTCATCATTACCAGAAAGAGTGTTAGCACTGCATCAATCAAAGCACAGTTGGCCAAGTTGAGTGGCTTGAAGCAAGCTGATCCGATTGAGCTTGAAGGGGATGGGGCAAACATCAGTCCTGTTGATGCTGACATTGATGAGGTTGTTGAGAAGCCCAAAGCTCGTGCCAAGAAAGGTCACATTGTTGAAGAACCCAAGGTCAAGACAACGCCAGCTGACAAAACAGAACCTGATCCTAAAAAGATCAAACAGATCAAAGTCACTCAACCCATTCCGGATAGTTCGGCAGGGGCAGGTGAAGTTGAGTTGTGGCTCAGTGTTGTCAATGGCATGTATTGTTTGAGTGCTGACGGCAATGGAGCAACAGATATCAGTGTGTTGAAACCATACGGATTCAAGACCTGGGACAAAAACTACCTGAGTGCCGAAGTCCACAATGCTCGTCAAATGAATGCGCTGGTTGAACAATTGATTAGCAAGTTTGAGATTCCACAAAGCTTTGCTACGGAATTGACTGACGCGGCTGCGTTGTTTGATAAAGGCCGCACACGTTTGTTGAATCCTGATTTGGCGACCAAGAGCGAGTTCCGGGTGTTTTATCTCAGCAAGCTTAAGCAATGTGGACCCAACGAAGTGCGTCCATATGTATACATTCAAACAATCTACGATGAAACCACACTGTACATTTTGATTGATATGGACAAGTGCCCGGCAGCTGCCAAGATTCGCACACGTATTCGCGTTCCGGGTGTTGTGTGGACCAAGGAAGACAATTGGATCACCTACTTCACAACTTCAAAGTCTGATATTGCTGCAACCATGAAAGCAATCAAAGCAGATGGAATCATTGTAACAAATGAAGAAGAAGTCAAGGATGAGTATCGTAAACTGCGTGGCGTACGTAAGTAATTTAAACAGGTAGGGACTGCAAAGGCAGCCTACCCATTTAGGGAACATTATGATTAAGTTGTTACAAGTCCGATCTAGGTTACAAGTAAAAGCCGCCAAAGTCGGTACAATAGAAACCGATACGCCTATCATCCCAACAGTAGTTGCAGACTCTGTTGTAAGTGACTGGCTTGACTGGCTTCAGGAAGCAGACCATAAAGTATTCAGAAGTTGTCTTCCAAAGTCGGAGAAACTTGCCGAATACTTGGCATCCGAAGCCGAGCGTTTGTACAAGGTGAATATTCGTTTTGCCAAGAAAATACGTGGGGCTGGTAATCAAGGCCGTGATATGTTGAAATCTTTTATGTTTCATTGGATGACGTCCAAGATGATCAAAAGCTTTTCTCAGATCAAACTCAATAGTGTGCCACGTAACTTGACAGGTTTGAGCAGCGGCTTTTTAAAGGTTTGTATGACCCGCAAACAAATAGTATCGTCCGCAACGATTAAAGCCTTGTACCATGGAACGTGTGAAAATCAAGCGCAGATGTTACTTGCAACAGGATGGTCACCTTCTAGGCACTTTAAAGGCGGTAATGCAGGCCAGACTAAATATTTGTACCTAACCTCTGAGTATGATGATGCTCTATGGTTTGCACAAGAGAAAGGCTGTAATACAGTGTTGAAACTCACAAACGTTCCAATAGATTATTTGATAGTTGACCCTGAAGATGGTACGGGTGATACCGTAGAGGATGAACTTGGACATGCACCCCTTCCAGGGAAGGTTGCTTTAATTAAACCTTTAAGCAGAACATATTTTTCACTACCTGTAAAATAGTATGACCATCAAACAAATTCTGTTGTCAGGTACTCAGGACTATTTACTATACCATACGACTAAGCTTCGTTACATGGATAGCATTCTGCGTAGTGACACTCTTATTGCCACGTCCCAGTCAAACGGTACTAGATGTGTGTCTCTAACTAGGCACAAGGATATGGTGCGTATTTATCGAGAGAATGGGAACTATGCGCGTCTAGTCCTAGATAGACAGAAACTGGAACATCGGTTTAAAGTAATACCATACTCTGAGAATGAACATGGCAAAGATGAACAGTTCGAAGAGCATGTGGATAGGAACATAGACAATTTACACAAATACTTGATAGACATCCAGATTATTGCTAAGTTTCCATTCAAAGAGTCTGAGCTAGATAGTGTAGAGTATTTACGTAAACTTGGGTATAAAGTATGAGAATAAAACAAATACTATCTGCGGTTAATCCCATGATACAGCAGCTAGCCGATAGAATCCTACAGCACAAACAGAACTACTACAACCACCAGCCTACTATATCGGATGCTGCTTATGATAAGCTAGAAGACCAACTTCGTAAGCTTGCCCCAAAGCATCCTGTGTTGAAACTTGTTGGTGTCAGTGTTACTAAAGCAAAAGTTCGCCTTCCCTATGTGATGTTCTCGCTCGACAAGATCAAGCCAGAAGGTGCGCAAGTACAAGCGTGGACACAGGCAGTAAAAGGCAACTATGTTGTGTCAGACAAGCTTGATGGCACAGCCCTTGAAGTTGTTTACACCGAACATGGCATCAAGTGTTACACGCGCGGCAATGGAACAGTAGGTCAAGATGTGAGTTTCCTTGCCACTCATTTGAAGTTGCCGGCCAAATGTCCTTTCACGGCAATCAGGTGTGAAGCTGTTATGTCTGATGCCAAGTTCAAAGCAATTTGGGCAAAAGAATTTAAGAATGCACGTAACATGGTCAACGGGTTGTTGAACCGTAAAGATGTACATGATGGTGTGAAAGACATAAAGGTGATTGTGCATGATGTGCTGGAGCCTCGCGGTGTACCCAGCAAACAATTTGCAAAATTGAAAGCATCCGGCTTTGAAGTTGTGTGGCATGATGTATATGAATCCTTAGATGCAACCACACTCAGTAAGTTGTTGACATTGCGCAAACAACGTAGCAAGTATGTGATTGATGGTCTTGTCATAGCACAAGACAAACCTCATGCTTTGACACCCGGTAATCCGGACTACAAAATTGCTTTCAAGCAAAACTTGGCCGAAGATTCTGTTGATGCCAAAGTAGTTCAAGTTGAGTGGAACGCAAGCAAGCACGGTTACTTGAAACCTCGTATTGAGATTGAGCCTGTGGAACTAGACGGTGTAACTGTTACGTGGTGTACAGCATTCAACGGCAAGTATATACAAGACAACAAGATAGGCCCTGGCGCCGTAATTAATTTAGTAAGAAGCGGTGGGGTTATCCCACATGTAGAGGAAGTAACAAAACCTGCACGGAAGCCTCAACTTCCAGAAGGCAATTGGCACTGGACAGACACAGGTGTTGATATTGTGTTGGATGACACGGATACAGATGATGTGTTGATCCGTAAGTTGGAAAACTTCTTTGCAACAATAGGTGCAGAGAATTTAGGTCGAGGTGTGCTGGCCAAATTGATTGATGCAGGTTTTGATACACCTACCAAGATCATTCAAATGACAGCTTTGAAGTGGAGTCGTTTGCCGGGTTTTCAAGGTGTAATGGCCAACAAACTGCATAAGAGTTTGTCTGCGGCCTTGACCAACATTGAATTGTCTACGTTGGCTGATGCAACAGGGTTCTTTGGACGAGGGTTCGGAACCCGCAGGTTTGAGGCTGTGCATCAAGCGTATCCCAATATTCGTGCTTTGGGCTTGCAGTCACAGTCAGTGATTGTAAGAAAGGTTGCGGCAATTCACGGATTCTCGGATACCACAGCACAAGCCTTTGCAGATGGAATCAAACCTTTTATGAAGTGGTTTGATCGCAATGCTCAGTACATAACAATCAAGCGCAAAGCCAAGCCAACATCAAGCAAGCTTTCAGGTGTTAGTGTGGCGTTTACAGGTTTCAGGGACGCCAATTTAGCAGAACGAATAAAAAAAGCAGGCGGGGAAGCAACCGATAATTTCAATTCATCGACAACCGTGTTACTAGCAACAAACCTGAATTCAGGTTCCAGTAAGATACAACGTGCCAAGGACAAAGGTGTTGAGGTAATGACCCCCACGCAGTTTACAAACAAATACGGTGTTTAATTATTATGCTCTACCCTACTAAAACCCATCGACAGTCAGTTACTTCGGATACCCAAATGCCTAAAAAATTATATTTAGTAAATAGTAAATTGATCTTAAGTAGATTTATACTATGCTCATTAGGCTATGTTTCACTGTTACTTGGATTATTAGAGCCAGAAAGTTTGAATTTCAAAATGATTGCTAGTGGTGGTGTTCTAGCGCTTGTGACGGTGTACATAGCCCTGGTATTGAATGTACTTGCAACTATTGATATATTCATAAATGATGTACTACCCAGCAATTACACGAGTAGGCTAAGTAAAGACATTAGATACCTTGTATGGAGTATTCTTGCAGCTATTTGGATGATGTATACTTTTGTGTTGTTGAAAACAGAACTTAGTTTTTGGCTAGCTCAAGTATTTTTAATATACTCACTTGGATGCATAACAATAGCAATACTGGACACTATGTATGAAAATGATAAAAAGGATTAATTATGATGCGAAATTATAATTACAAATATTTGTATGTCATATCGGTTTTGGCTTGGCCGTTTACAACGATGGCTGCAGGGTTAACATTGGCTGAAATCACAATATCAGAAACCTTGATGAAAATTCCAATATTGGCTGTATTAATCGTTGTGCTATTGAGCCTAATGAGTGGCATTGTTAGCTTGCTTCAAAGATTGAAAGAAGATGATAACATACATAATTGGAAAGTATATTTACTTGCTCACATGATGGGAGCAGTTATGGTAGGGTATATTACTTTCTTTGTAAGTGAAAGCTATAATGTAAACGACTATTTGGAGGCAGCATGTATAAGCATATGCAGCTTCGGTGGATCCAAATTCATGGACCGTGTTGTAGATGCGTTTGGTGACAAGGTGTTAAAATTCATAGGCGCCAAATAAAAAAAGCCCCGGTACAAGTATCCGAAAGGACATTTTGTATCAGGGCTTTTTTGTGGCTAAATTTATCAAACCGTCGAGTCTATAAACAGTATAAACTCCACAAACATCAAAACAACTAGGGCTATTCGACACACTGGTATATGTAATGGGATAACGCGGTGTAAGTAGTAATGCTTAATATAATAACGGTGTATTGAATTGGCCCATATCAATAATCCATGTAGTAAACCTATACCTAACAATCGTAACTCCGGATATATATTGGTATAGTCGTGAACTTCAAACACATAGGCTATAATCACCACCAAAATCACAGACATAACCAATTTATACCGTTGTGGTTCGGAATCATATTTTATATACATACCCAGGCTCCTTAAGGGTAACGCACCGAAGCTCTTTGTTGCTTTAATACAACAATCTAGGACGCATTTAAACGGGTTTTGAGCCTGTTTTAAGCTTCGATATAGGTAAGTGACACCCGGACTCAGA